ATGAAAATAATAGACAACAGAGAACTTTTTGAAATAGAGTTCAACAGTAACACCATGCAGGTTTTAGCAATGGATTTAAAGTCAGCAATTACCCATGTATTAGACGAACACTCATTAGACGATGAAGACGACTACATCAGAGGTGAGAAGATGAGTGATGCTGTGGTAAAGAAATCCGTCACTTTCGATGAAGAAACCGGAAAGCACTCAAATCTAGTCGCATGGATAAAGAAAGAAATAAATCCAGGAGATAAACCTATTATCCTAACTTACACTGAGGTATGATACTAACAGGAAAAGCAAAACAAGAGTTTCTAAAATGGGTATATTCTGAATATGATTTTACAGAGAAGTCATTTAACGAAATATATCCCAAAAATTTAAAGGAATACTTTATCATTCTATGGCTCGATAGTGTGGATATACACTTAACGATAACCAAAACAGAACTAGGGTTCCATTACAATTTCAATAACCGAATTTTCATTAGAGACAACAATTTTAAAAGCAGGCTGGAAGCAACGGAAAAAGGTATTCAAACCGCCAGCGCTATTTACAATGAAAATATCTAAGAAACAAAGAGAAGCGCTCCGACTAAAGTATTCGGGGCGCTTGGTATCTTTGCTATTCTTTAATCTCAAAAACAAAATTGGCAATAATTTTAAAATTGTTAGGTTGTTCTGTAGGATGAATTACTATATCACGTACTTCGTATCTAGGCAGAATATCCTCAGTTAAAACCACTTGTGAACCATAGTCATTTAATAAATTTTGCACGAAGTTTTCCTTGTTTTCATTTTTAGGTATTACCCTAAAATTTAGGTATTTAAATACTTTTTTCATAAAAAAAATAGATTGTGTTTATAATACCCTAAATATACGAAATATAAAAGATGCTTTTCTGATAGGGTACTTTGCTAACAGTTCGGAAATTCCGAATAGTTGAAGAATACGGAATCCCATTTTACAATCACTATTTTATCCCTATTTTTAAATCATGAATAATAGTTTCGAAGAATTAATAATTCAAATGCTTCTCGAAGGCAAGTCACAACCTGAAATCTCTCAGGAACTTAAAGAGATGAACTTTCATCCAAACAGTCTATCTTCGATTGAAAAGACATTAAATAGCTTGAAAAAGCAACATAATGCTAAAACCCTGTTTCATCTAGGAGCTATAATTGCAATTAAAAAGTATATAAGAAAAAAAGACTAAACCAAAAATTTAGGCTTTAAGAAGAAAAACAGGTCGAAGTTAGGTTTTATTTTGAGGAAAATTAAATGTTATTAAGCTGTTCTTCGTTAAATTTTTTTAGTAAATTATTTATATCATCAAATTCACTTTTAAATATTGATACAACTTCTCCATTATGCAATTTAATGATACGAGTAAATAAGTCAATTATATCTGCTTTAATTTCAGATGTGAAGTAACCTAAATTTCCTTCGTCAATATAATCTTGGAATAATTGAGATGTTCTCGCGAAATAATCAAAATTATTTTCATAATAAGCGTTGTAGAGTTCGTTCAGTGTGTGAACAGGGCGGAGATATTTTTCTTTTTGCATAATTATATTTGTTTTTAAGGTTTAATAATACCCTAAAGGTACGAAATATATAAGATGCTTTTCTGATAGGGTACTTAAGCCTAGACAAACAATCTAGGCTTTTTTTATTATCTTAGGGTTATGGCAAAATTAGAACTTATGAGCGCAGGTATAGAATCTGGCTGGTCTTTAGATGATAATGATGAAAAATATTATGACATAACATTAAACATGCATTTTATTTCTCAGGGAGATTTTTCTCAATTTTTAAATGAAGATGGATCTGTCAATGATTCATATGTTATTGATAGGCTTCTTAAATTCTTCAAAAAAAATAAAGAGATTAATCTTTAGGATTTCACCACCTGATCAACCCAGTAAACTTCATGATCAGTCAAATTAATCATATCGTGCGGCGATACTGGGCAATCGACTAAATCTTCCACCCCATCGCCGATTATGAACTGTAAGTTTTCGTCAGGCACTTTTTCACCGGACAATATTGAACCTTCGTCCAGGAAATACAAGTCAGTTGTGATCAGGTTTACCCGGTTCTTTGTCACCCACTCGGTCAACTCTTCCTTGCTAATTTTCTTCACACGGCCGGCGACGTCTTGCGCTTCTTGTAAATCATTGGCAACAGTGTCGGGGTAGGCAATCCGTAAAAATGTCTCATACTTACTAAAGTCCCCTGTACGAATTGCAGCATTCCGCAAATACAACTTCTCCCCGTAATCCCCTACTTCATTCCTATAGTTTTCTAATGTCTTCATAATGTTTTCCATAAAAACACTTCCAAAAAGCGCTTCGTTTTCAATATTGTTCAATGCTTCGTCGATCGGCAAGATATGCGGTTCCTCAAATGGGATTGCTGTCACTCCTGCGGAATCTAAACCAACCAACCAGTCCATCACGTTGTCTACAGTGATCGCCTTCCAAGTAACATTCCTACTGTCCTCCACGTCGGATGGAGCAATCAAAACGTTATAACCTTGAGACTGCAATTTCCTCAATACGCCATGTGTCAGCTTGACAAACTTCATTTTTATTGGTACTTTTAAGTAAATATACAATATTATGTGTTACCATACTTCCACACCCAGCACTAAGCAACTAGTAGACGCTTTCAAAGACAAGAAGGTTCACTACCAGCACGAGGAAATATTCCATGTTACAGGGTTTACCCGCCCATACCTCCCTGTAACGCTGAATGCTAATCCAGAATCTATTGTTCCGGCCAGGTGGAAGCTGATTCCTTTTTGGGTGAAAACCGAAGATGACGCGGCGAAGTATGCAAACACTTTAAATGCCGAATCGGAGTCTATCTTTGAGAAAGCATCATATAAAAACTACATAGGTAAAACCCGGGGCTTGTTGTATGTCAACGGCTTTTATGAACCCCACAAAGTGGCTGGGCAAAAGGACACCGAAAATTACTACATCTATACCCCAACCAAGGAAATTTTCACTATTGGAGTCGTTTACAGCGATTTCAAAGACTATGAAACTAATAACATCTACCCAACATTCTCCGTGATCACTACAAAGGCCAACCCCCTATTGGAAGAAATACACAATGAGAAAAAACGAATGCCTTTGATAATTCCGCCGGATAGCAGGGATGCTTGGCTGTCGGCTTCCAAGAAAGAGGATATACAACAACTGATGATTCCGTATGAGGGTGAACTTAACGCGCACAAGGTATTTCGTGTAACTGGTGCCAAAGGCGATACAAACCGCCCCGACATCCAAGACGCTATTTAATTTTAAAGCTGGCGTTGTAAGATTCAAGCTTTCTCATTATTTCCTGCAGCTCAGCATTTGCTTTTGTTACCCATTCAGCGCGCTGGCGTATTGCGGCCATAGGGTTCATAATCTGAAATTCGTTTCGATTATTTTTACTACGATTTTGCTGGAAAACCACGAACCAATTTTCCATAAATTCGTCAGGTGTGTAATATCTCCTTGTTGGAATATGGTAAATCCACGCACCATTAAGCTTAGCATCACTATAAAGTGATGCTACAGCGCTTGGTACCTCTCTTTTTCTGTCTCTCCAATTAGATTCCATAAAGCAAATTTAAAATTCTTCTTGACATTTTACTAATAATATTAGTAATTTTACCACATGAAACCACTTGAAGTCCACTGCCGAAATCGTGTAATGTTCGTGAAAATGACCATAGATGATAAAGGTATGGGTATGCGTGACTATCACTTGTACGGTAAGAATGGCCTTTCATTCTATGTGTTCAGGAAATCTCAGGGCGAATGGGAATTGGCTTACGGTATTATGCCGGACGACGTTCGCGAAGCTTGCATAGACGCTCTTATTCTCCGATTTGATCACGATTCACCTGAACTTTTCTATTCTAATGGCGAAAGGAATATTGTCCGCATAAGCGCCAAGCTAGGTGGATTATGGCATGTTTATGTCAACAATGTTTATGTAGCATCTATCCAATATGATCAGCATGCTAAGAAGTTTGAATACTTTCTGGAAGCGGAAACACCACTGACCAAAGATCATATCGAAAAATACATAGGAATGATTCAACGTGGCGAAATAAAATGGGTGAAAGAACGATGAAAACTATAATGTTTCGGTGCGTTATTGATGGCTGCATGGAGTATGTGGATATCTCCGAATTGTACGGCGGTACTTCTTTTCAAATTATGATCAACAAGAGATTTATAACTTGCATTTCTTTTCTAAACAGTGAATGGGTTCTGCAAAGCTACAATAACACTTGGTTTACTACCGATGAGCTGACCATCTTTCTTGACCATTTTGATGCTGAGGTGGTCTATGAGGAGGAAATATAAAAAGGCAGGATTTTCTGATATCCTGCCTTTACATTTTACTCTCTTAAGGCAACTATGACAACAAATCAAGTTAAGGTTGTTATCATATTCTTGGATATTTATCTGTATTCCATCTATCAAGATGTTTCAATCTTTCAATATATACTCCCTTCTCATCATCTGAAATGGTGGCATTATTTAATATTATGTTCGAAACATCTTCAAAATTTCTAACAAATTTACCCTGATTAAAACATTCGGAACAAAACGCATAATTATATGTGCTATCATAATTTTTGGAAACAGACACTATAGAATCAAACAGTCTGCCACAAGATTGGCAACAATCTTTCAAATGTCCTTTCTCTCTCAAATTATATTTTTCTAAAAATCTTTTGTGTTCCTCATATAATTCTATTTTACGTTCTTGTTTTCTTAATGAATACAAAGAAGAAAGAAATACAAAAACAAACATACCACCCATAATGTAAAGTGAAGTTGTAATCTCATGGAAATACTTTATATTAATTGAATGTCTATCTTTTGCCCAAGAAAATCTAATTTTGTCAACACTTTTGTTTATTAAGGCTGAATTATATTCAAAATAAATAGGTAATATTAAATCGACCGCGGCTATATAATTCTTACTAGTATCTTTACTTAAATTAATTGTAGCTGTGGAATCTGAAAAAGATACAGGATTATTTATTTTATACCTATTTGAAATAAATTCTGAATATTTAGACAACTTAATCAAGTTATTCGATGCGTCGACCAAACTTTTTTGCTGTTTATCTCCTTCTTTGGTAAGTTCAATAAAATCATTATCCAATTTCTGTTTTTCAGATTGTATTGAAGTTATAACCAAGTACACAGCGACAACGCTTAAAACAAGGTATATCTTATTTGTATTATCTGGAAGCTTTTCAAACCCGAACATAAAATTAATATTTTGGCATTACTCAAATATCCAGATTATTTGTATTATTAACAACTTTTGTTTATTTCCTTCTTAAAAACCAAATAACTCCACATGTAACAATTAGTAGTCCGACAGCTGCCCATATCCAAATAAATCCTTTAGGCTCCGACTGGCTGACCATATCTTTTCCCCTATCCCTAGTTCCCTGCTTTTCCTGAACTTTGTTTTTTGATTTGACATCCATATGCCCTACGTAATTATCACTTCGTTCTACAGCCTTATTTTCATTCGATTTCCCCCTATCTTTTCGGTTTTGATTAAGCTTAGCATTGCCTTTCGCGGCGATTGATCCGTCAGGCTTAACTTCGATTTCATCGGCTGTTATCGATGTATTCTCGTCGATATCGTTTTGAACCTGCTTTTGTTCATTGGACACTATTTTGCTTTCTCCCGTTAGATCAACCTTCACCTGGCCTTTACTTTCTTCATTTACCTCAGTCTTTACATCATGCCCCGATGAACTGGAAGACTTCGTACTTTTACGAAACAATCCGCACCCACTAAGAGTGCAGATTGTCAATATTATTAATAGATTCTTCATCTTTTTTTGTCTTAAAAAACTCACTTAAATCACCGTTCTTCTCAAAATTGTAAAGTTTGAGCATGATAAATTTTGGTGGATATTTGCCCTTAGTTAGTATAAATATGTTTTTGAACACTTTAGAGGTTGGATACAAGAGAGTAAGCATTTGGATGAATATTCTAAATGCTTCCCCAGCAAAATTATCACCTGCAGTATAGCGAAGCATCTCCAACATAAAATAAACAACAACGACGACCCCGATCATCTCTATATTTTTCAATAGAAAATTCTTAAAGTTGAATGTCCCTCGTTTCAAATGATAGATCACTCCAATAACCAGGTTGAACATTAGGGCAATAGACATGAAAATGCCAAACTGCCTATTTTCAGAAAACCACCAGTTGGCTAGATCTAAACAAATAGCTATTGGAGTTAAATGTAGCACCACATCCCAAGCATATTTTATCTTTTCCCAGTATGTCGGCTGCGGCGCGGAAATTAATATCGTCTTCGCGATCAGTTTTTGTATAAGCCCTTTCATATTACTTCCACAAATTAGCATAATATTTAACCTTAGCCCGACGGTCGTCAAGGCCATTTGGGATTGTCTTTGTATTTACAGTGCCCACATTTATTACTCTAGCAACATTTAAAATGCTGGATTCTGTCAAGTCTTTTGCATAATTCCAGATCTTCTTTGCGTCGAACTCTTTGACCGCCGTTGTAAAGTAGTAAGCAGACTCTCCGATCTTGTCAGGATTATCATACAGTTCCTGACCACCATATCGCTTATAATCGAATCCACCAGTACACTGTAAGGCACCTCCACCACGGAACTTCCATCCATCCCCCGGACGAGTATTACCAAGTTCTTTCGCTTTTTTTGGATTACCTAGTCCATAAACACGTTCTGCTAAACCGTAAGGATTTCCAGTTAACCCATATGCTTCATTTATCGTTACTTTGGCTGAATGTCTGATCCCGAATATTTCCATTATTCTTTTCGCGGAATAATTCATATTCTCCCTGACAATTGTAAATCCCCCACTTTCGTGATGAATATTAGCAAAGAAATGGATCACTTGTTCACGAGTTTTTCCAAACTTGGCAGCAAACTTGGTTAGAGTTTCTTTGCCAATTACTCCGTCCTGTCCAGCTCCTACCAATCGCTGCAATTCTTTTATTCTATCTTTTGTTGTCATTTTATATTTTTTAAGATTCCCACAAACGAGATATTAGAATCCCTTTTCTATAAGTCAACCTGAGGGTTCTAAATCCATTAACTTCAGCTCTCCAAGCTTGAACTTGTGTAACAGTATCTATTCCTTGGTCCGAACCAACAAGTATCTCCCCGTTCATCCGGACATCTCCGTCAAAGTAGCCAGCATATCCCTTGCTATACGGTACAGTAGAATTGTAAGTTTGGTCAGCTCCATAAATCGCAGCGTTTACTGAAGGCGTTGAAAAAGTACCGCTAACCCGACTTTGTAATAGGCCAGCTATAGATACAGCTGAACTTATACCAGAAGTGGCAGAAATGGCGCTTATATTACTTCCATTGGAGAAGACTCCTTCTGATGTAACCTCACTATAGCTGTCGTCACCATCCCGATCACGAACCGATAAACCAGGCTTGTTATAACCATTTGTTTGCATGTACCCTACTTCCAGGCCAATTCTTAGTAATGCATTGTTGACCGATGATTCAGCAGCTCTGTTCTTATAGAAACCTATTTCGCCCCCTTGAGCCAGCAGCCTAGGCAAATCGTCGTTAACACCACTGGACAACCGTTTAACAATAAGATTTTCAATGTAGGCCATTTGCGCCAACAATAATCCCGTGGCAATACTTGAAACCTGTGAGCCGAAAGCTTCCCACTTAGTTTGTCCGGGATCGCCGGGCGCTATGTTATTGAATACCCCAGCATCAGGCTTTGCGAAATAGTATTGACCATTATATTGCACTATGTCGGATCGCACAGAAGTGCCGTAGTAGGTTTGCACACTGGTATTGCCATAATCGTCAGTATTGTAGACGCCGCGGTACATTGGTAAACCTCCCTTGTCTCCCTTCTCCCCCGGCTTCCCTTCGCGCACTTTAGTGACGGTCATTTGCTTGGTGTATGTGTTTGTCAAGCTTTCGGCATAGATATTCAAATTGATTATCGCCTGATCCACTGTGATGGATGCCAATTTAACATTGCTATTATCAATTCGCGTTGCGGTACCTCCAGTGACAGTGTTCACATTGTATCTAAATTGGCCTATGCCAGGTGTGGCATTAGCAGCAACGGCAGTCAGCTCACGCGCACCTTTGAAAACCATGATCTTTGTCCGAGCTGTATCAAGTGCAGCTGCTGTGACAGTTCCGTCGAAACTGGCTGGTAAAGCGTGCGTTTCATTATCCAACAAAATTGTTATTGCGTCGATACCGCCTTCTCCCTGTTTGGAGACAACGAAATTCACCTGAGCAACACCAACGTATCCATCTGCTCCAGTGAAATTGACCGTAACACTTCCTTGTGTAGCACTTACAGCAGTTATACTTACCTCGATGCCTGAAAAAGTAGCCGTACAGCCTGAACCAACAACACTGTTAATGGTAATCGCAATGTTGGCACCGCCTTTTTCAAGGAAAACACGAGTTTTCGCCGATGTTAATATAGGATTGCTGCCATCTGCATTGGCAGGGATTACAATTGCTTGCGGAGCAAGGCGGATGGTATAACCATCCTCCAAGCGAGTTATTGTCTTTTGACCTTTTGCTACTAATTTTGCCATTATATTTCCTCCTGTTTAATAGCTCTAGCAATTAATGAAAGGGAGCGAACACAGACAGGCACTGTTGAACTGATTTCAAGCTCGCCATTTGCATTGATTGTCGCAATATCTTCCGGAGCAGGTGTCCACGGAGTAGCAACAGTACCTTTTTCAACTTGCCAGTTGCGATGATAAACCTTGGTGTCCACTGGTGCTTCGGGATTATTCATTACCGAAAATGAGGGCATCCGATTACCAGTTAAGGAGCTTGCAGGACAAACTATTGAAATCCTTCGCCATGTGTTTGCAGTAAGAGGAAAATCCGAAGAAGATCCCAACGTAACAGTAAGCGGTGCTGTAGCCATCACGTCCATAGACAGGACAAAGTCCTGACCTGTTAAATCTTCACTTAAACCGTCCCATGACATGAGGGGATTGTAAGCGGATATGCGAAATTCTCCCGTAGATTTAAGTGTGCCTGTCAACCACCTAACGCCATTTTCAATCCCCTGTGTTAAATTGTATACCGTATTGTTGTTATTGCTCAATGTCACATGTAATTTCGATCCTTTAATGTAATTACGCCCCAACTGTACTAAACCATTAACGCCGTTCCCAAACCATCCTTTAAATAGATCACATTCCATATACCAGCTGTTAAATGGAAAAACAGATATTGGCCTAATGCCTGTAAGTTTATCTATCAATCTTGTTGCAGATGCGCTGGAAGTTGGTATGTAGGAAGTAGCTGCAACGTTCTCTTCCATCTGTAGACCAGAAAAAATAACAGACTTTGTAGTATTACTAGATCGCTTGAGAATACCAACATAAGTATTTGCCCCGTCTCGGGCCACAAAAGAATATTGAATTCGGTAAAGTCCATTTCCTTTTGATTCAACTAGCGCTGTAGAAATTGCAGCGACTGAACCTTGATAGTTAATTAAGAAATCATCGTCAGTGATAGCAGACCCATCGGACAATTTTGCATAGAACGAGAAAACGTATGTTACCCCTGTCGTGAACACATAGTTTCTATATGCGTAAACTGTATCTGAGGCAATATCCATTTTAACCCCTTTCGCCAATAGGGAACCAACATTCCAATTAGTATCTACAGCAGACAATCCAAATGCGCTTCTCGTTCCAAAAGAATTAATACCATTCAGTAAACCTGAATCGGGCAATAAGTTTGTCGAAGCTGGCTCAAATAGATATCCTTTCAATTGGCCATTAGTCGGGTTGTATTCTGGTCGAGGCATATCATTTTCATTTAAAGTTATCCCTCCATTATTAAATGTACTTATACCACTACTGTCCCTTGAAAATGAAAGTATTTCAATCGTCTTCGTATCGCCATTTAAAGCTCTAACTTGTCCGAGTGCTCGAGAGCCAATCGTTAATGCTAAAACAGCTTCATTTTTTACCACAGTCGGCAACCTACCCATTTCATTTGTAAAATTGGATGGTGTATTAGTTCCACCCATAGCTGTTAAATCCGAAAAAAACAAATCCGTATCTAACACTCCGGTAGGTACTTCAATTTCCTTTACGCGATTCTTAACAATCAGCCTTTTCTTAGTACTTTTTACAATTCCTGCCATTATAATAATATTGAGTTAGGGGTTACAGGTTCCTTTATTAAAGTTCCGTTAACCAGCCGTTGTGTGAAATAATCCATATTATCTTGTCCTTTGAGATAAATGTTAAAAAATGCTCCGTTTTGCCATTTTTTGACTGCTTGGTATTCTATCCCATCTGCACCACCTTTTGGCTCAAATTCTTCGGGGAGCTTACCGATCCAAACCAAGACCCAATCATTAGGACTTTGATAAATACTTGCCTGAAAGTCATCAGGAATGCCCAATTCCTCGAAAAGGGCATTCTTGTTATTAGTATTGAAATAAAGTGAATCCATTAGATAGTCATTAAGCGAATTACAAAAGTTGCTTTGGCACTCACGTCAGCAGGTAGGATTGTTATGTTCTTTCCTGTCTTAGTAAACGAAGCATCTAACGCACCATTTCGGTCGAATTTTGACCATTGGTAGCTATAGAGTGTACCAGCAGTATCAATTTCCTCACCACCTCGCCAAACCTCAGCTACTAAACGGATAGAACCCTGTCCGTTCTTGATAATGTCGCCGTCGGGGCTACTTACCTCGATATAGATCGGATCAGACATATCATTTAATGTCTCAACGGCTTGAGCGGTCTGACCCGAAGTAGATGCCCCCGTGCTGTTGTCCTTCGCAAGGCATTTGAATACCTCCAAGTTCAAAACGGCATTGGCAGGCACTGTTAATGTCTTGGTCGCAAATCCAGTGATACCATTGAAATAAGCATCTGCTGAAATTTTACCCCAACCTGCACCAAATGCAGCGTCGTAGTGTGGACATGTGGCAGCTGCACCACTGGCAATGGCCGTAGTAATATTGCTGGTCATGGTTACCACTTTGCTGGTCGTGTTCACAGTATCCACAGTGTAGGTAACTGTACCAAACTTGATCTGTGATCCAGCCTGAACGTTTGTAATACTTGTCAGGGTTACGTTCTTTTGACCTGTTGCAGCAGCAGCTGCTGCTGTAGTTGGTGCGAAAACACCAAGGTCACGAATACCCCAAGTATAACCAACGTTGGCAGTCAACAGCTCCGACGCACGGAAAAGGTCACAGCTTAAAGTCAAAGATTGAATTTGATCGTTTTGAAAAATGGTACCCTGATCAGCGGTGATAATTGCCAATAAACCACTGCCCGAATTTGAAACCGTATTGAACGAAATAACACTACTGAAAGAAGTTTCAAGACCGTTGTTTGGATCGACGAGGATAGCCGAAAATTGGAACTTAACGTTTCCTCCACCAGCGTTCTCATTCTTCTTAACTGTAAGCGCAAACGGTGCTGTTGCTCCGATAACATAGTCGGTACTGTTGGTCATCAGCACATCGTTTTTTCTCCATTGGGCCGATCCCGGTTTTATCCGGCCAGCCACGGCCATACTGTCTCCAGGTACTCCACTAATGAACAGCTGTGGAGTCAATACCAAGAATGGTGAAGCTGCCCAGTTTGGAACATAAGTATTATTGTCCTGTGAATAAATTTGCGTCAAAGGTTGATTAGAACCGATGAACGATTGAAATGAAATTGCATCGTTTTGGTCGATGATCGTGATTTGGCCTTTAGCCTTTACTACTGCCATGATATTTTACTTTAGTTATATGTTTACTGTTACTTCGCATTCAAACACGGCCTTTTTTACGACGTCCGTTTCGTCGATATGCACTTCCTTTTTGTCCTTTCCTTCATGGAAATTCCAAACTTCATCAGCTGAAGGATCTGCACTTTTTCTTGTCCATTGAAAACCGGTTACGGGAATCGTAGAAGTAATATTTTCGCCCCCGAAATACACATTCGCCCGTAGCCAGGTGTCTATATTGCCATTGAAAAAGATATCTCCGTAATCGCTAGTTACAACAACGGTCAATTCTCCCGAGCCGGAATAAAGTTTTACTAGGGTAATTTGGTCGTAAAGGTCTCCTACTCGATATCGAATTGTCAAGCTATCCTCACCAGCCCACATAGGGGAATTGTGCGGAACTTCAAGTTCGAGTGTGTTAAAGCTATTTACGACTTGTATCCATGCGGCACCGTTGTAATATTCCCAGATTCTGTCTTCGGGCTTTCCGGTAAAATTGTGCTCCATTGCAACAAGGGTTGCAAATTCCTTGTCCACCGTTTTGTTGATGTCATTGCCATAGACAAAAACCTGTTCGCCAGTTAGGGTGACAAATTGTGCCTTGGTCCGTTTGGCTAATAGCCTAGCTTGTTCCTCCTGGGTACGTTCTACATTTCCAATCTGAGCGTTATTTTTTGCCTGGCCCCTAACAAGCTTTTCTGCCAATGTGTAATTAATGGTGTCTCCGATCTTTGCTGTAATCTTGCTTGGATTGAAAATCGGATATGACATTTCTGTAACCCGAAGATTCCGGTCAACATTAAGTTTTTCAGACACCACGTGTATAGATGTACCGACTTTGATTTTGCCCACTAGATTCTCCCGACGGACATGCAACTCATCCAAAGCCAGTTCAAAACCTACTGTCGGGTGCGAATGCTTTTCAGCGTATTCAGCCATCGCATCAGCTACTTTGTTTTCCGCTGCAGTGATGTAGGTATCGGGCATAATAATGCCGATCAGCTTATACTTGTCCCCAGCAATTGCTTTAAAGGAAGAATTCGGTACTTTGTTACCGTTTTCCTCTTCGAGTTCGTTTATCCGTATGGTCTTTGTTGAATGATCATAGCTTGCAATCTCGAACCCGTCATATAGAGCCAAATCACCGGAAGTAAATACTATTTTAGCACCTTCAACAATCTGATCATTAAGATCGAAGTCGATAGTGTCGTCCCGGAACACGGTGGGCGCAACAACAGCCGTCAATGTACTTTCGCGAGTAGGGAAAATATCTTCGAAATACTCATCATGGACGATAAGGCCATATAAATCAATATTCTTGTCGATATACTCCCCAGTCATTACAATATTTGTTTGACCCTCACGATAGGAGGCTGGAATATTTTTTGAACCCCCGAAACCGTAAAATCTAGTGGCAAAAGGAATATCGGGCATTGAGATTTCTGTTAACTCATATAAGCCATTTCCTTTCCCCTGGCTGAAAGTCTGCCCTTCGAGAACACTTCCCACTTTTTTAGCCATTTTGATAGTATTGCCATCAAAAGCATATTCCATATCGAACGCTTCGGCAAGGATCGTGATAGCCTGGCGGCAATTAACCTTTTGAAAGTCTATTAATTTTCCATCTGCAACGAATTCAGCTTCATAATCCCATCCGTTGTCGATAACTGCCATGCTATCTACAATAAGCTGTAATATGGTTTGCGGAGTTCCGAAAAAACTAGAATACCTAAATGGCATATCATTAAACCTATACTCAGGAGCTTTGAAATTCGCCTCATAAGAGAATAGGCGTTCGCCAGACTCTGTGCGACTAGGTATATCGTTTCCTTTTATCGAATATTTTCGATTATTATGTAGGATATAGTCATAAGGAAGGAAATCAATTGGCTCGTAGTGATCGAATGAAACATTTATTACGTCATCCCCCATCAAATAGCATTCCCTAACAGCATCATCAACTTTTTCGATACTGATGGTCACTAAAATATCTTCCCCTCTATATATCTTTAAATCTGCCATTATACTATTTGGAAATTATCAACAGGGTAATCATCGGTCAACTGTATTGTGAAGTAGCAGCCAACGGTGTTATTTCCTTTTATTGTGGTAAGATTCTCAAACGATGTCATGTCTGAATACCTTACCTTGAATCGTCTCCCCATTTCGAGAAAGTCGAGATTGAATTCCTTTGCCGTTATTAAAAACTGCTTCAGCGCATTATATTTTTGATAGAATGCTACCCCATTTGCTGCTTCGATGAAAATTGGAAGATTATAAGTTTGACGTTCAAAAACTGGATTCTCATCGGGATCAGTTTCAATACCGTTTTCGTCGCCCCAATTGTACTCGTAGCCTTTCTTTTTTTTCGGTAATTTCAAAAGTTCCGCATACGTCCCTGGTCGAAATGAAATACCATAGGTGGTATAGACATCTACATTGTTGATTTTAGCAAACCCTGTCATTTTATGTATTCTCTTATTTTGGCATTCCCGATTTCTTCTTTAATCACTAAGCATTCTTTTACCTCAATTGTCACAAACGAATTTTCTACTGCCGTTAATTTTAAAACACCTTTTTTTGCGTAAATAGAACTTACTTCAAAACCGTTTATTTCCACTTCTACTTGACCTCCAAGGACCAACAAGAATCTGGGATTTACTATTGAATGTGATCCGTCAAAAAAGATATTTTCTGCCTCCAACTCTTTCCGGTATTTCTCCAAAATTGAAAGAGAAAGAAAATCTTCATCCATCGCGAATTCTACTCCTTTTGGAGTTTTGAGAATTTGGACTAGTTCTTTCACATTGCGTGCTTCTTCAATTCTCATAAGTCCCCAGCCACAAGCCTTATGTGACTTTACTATATTGTATATTTCATTATTCATCATAAACCCATCCCTTCTGACGTTCGTCCTTTGGAGCCACTTAAGTTTTTGTTTATACTTTGAAGCTCGGAAACTGCGTTATCAAGTTTTTTTACAGTTTCACCAGTATTGTTTTTAATTGCATTCAATACGTTTAACTGGTCCATAGCAATCAACAATTGTTTATTCAAGGTTAATCCATTGGATTTACTCTCTTCTAAAGTCAGTTTCTGTAATTCAAACGTGGCCCTGTATAATCCCGTAAGTTGAGAAGCTGTAGCCTCTGTCATTTCTTTTTGAATAGCACCTTTCAACCCTCCACTTGTGGAAGTTCCATCTTTTTCCAAGCCTAATCCTTGATATGCGCTTTCCAACGATTCATTGAAGGTTTTTCCAACACTAGCCAATTTTTCTCGCCATTTATTAAAATCGAACCCTACAGCGCTATTATCATTTCCAGCCATATATTTATCAAGCTGGTTGACCATATCCTCAATAATTGGATTAATCATTTTGATTCTTGCACTATTGACAATGGCGTTTTTGATAAACTTATCGAAGGCTTTATCCATGGATTCTATTCCTTCCTCTCCAGCTTCAAAAGCGCCTAATAATGCATCTGTGATTGATTGTGACAAGCTATTGATATCAGTTTGCAATCGCATTTGACGGACAGATAGTTCGATATCTTCGATCTGTTTAGCTACAGAATCTATTTCCTCGTAATATCCCTTAACCTTCTCCTTGTCAGTTTTCTTTTTGTCTTCTTCGGCTTGAGCCATTTGGTTGAGTACCACTTGACGTTGCTTTAGATTTGCGATAAGTTGATCACTATTTGCGTAATAATTGGTATCACTACCATTCATTTTACTTTGAAGGGTATCATAAGACTTTCCAAGGGCATCGAGTTGACCTTTATAAGCATCAATTTGTTTTTGTAGCTTTTTGTCTTTCGTATTGAACAAGTCAATTGCGGAAGAAAGAAACTTCACACCATTTGCAACTGAACCGAGAACATCACCTTTTGCGATAGAAGCCGCCAAGTTTCCAGCGTGTCCTAAAGTTTCAACCGTTTTACCCAAACCTTCTCGCAAGGATTCTGAACCGATATTTAGGTCGTCAAATATTCCTTTGATATCTCCTACAATATTTAAAGAAGTTTGAAATACGGAATTTGCAGCATCTGCCACATTTTTATTTTGATCGTCATAGGCTAATGTTCCTTTCTTCAATTCTCTAAGGATAGCAATTTGCTGCTTTAATTCTCCTAACAATCCGTGATCAGAAGTAGACAAACGAGCTTTAATACCAATGATTTGATCCAGAGATTCCTGATATTGAACTATAGTAATCTTCCCTTCTTTAAGCATTCTATCCAACCCTGATTTCAGTTCTTTAATTGAAGATTCAGCTTGGGATTTGGTATGATGAAATATTGTTGAGAATATCTCATTCCAATTGTTGTCCTCTTTAAAGTTTGCTAAGGCTAACTCAGACAATTCCTGAACTTGCTGCTTGGCCAAGCGTTGACGTTGATCATCTGTCGCTTTCCCATTTTTGTTTAATGTCGCGTATGCATCCTGATATTTTTTCTCAATGGCAAGTCGTTTTTGATCGTAGGTTTCAGAAAGTTTTAATGATTCTATCATCCTCTTGCTTTCCCTATCGCGTTCTTCCTTATCAAGAGAATCCAATAAAAGACGTAGAGCCTTGGCTCTTTCCTCCTGTGCTTGAGTGAGTTTAACAGTAGATCCTTTAAATTCGCCCGTTCCACCTGACGTCTCAAGAGTAATCAAATCCAGATATTCTTTCTGAAGACGATCTTTATAGCCTTTGAAGGATGCAAGTTGTGTTGAATAGCGTTTATCAGCTTCCGCTTTCGAGGTCTGTTCAGCATAAGTATTATACTCATCAAGCAACTGCTTTTGTACAGCAAGAGACTCGGTTAGACTCTTAGTTTCTTGCCGAGTTGTAGCTTCAGCAACTTCAAAATTTTCCGAACGTTGCAAACCACCTATATCGACACGTAAACCCTTGTTTTTAGGGTCAGCATAGAATTTTCGAACTTCCTCTTTGATCTTAGAGTATTTATCCTTCACCGAGGCAACCTCAGATTCATCGCGCGAAAGTTGGTTACGTGATGCAGTCTCGTTGATCTTATCAATTTCAAGCTGGAGAGAACGTTGGCGTTCGGTTGCTTGGCGAGTTTGTTCAACCAGTTTACCAGCAGATTTAGAAGCTGATTCATCCTTACTCAAGGAGTACTTATCAACGTTTTTCTGAGCTTCAGCGAGCTTTTTACTAAGTGATTTCCATATGTCAGATCCTTTCTGGGAAACTTCTAATGCATCAATTGCTTCTTGAGTATCTGAAACAATTTTATCCCAATATTCCTTGTTTTTCTTGACAGCTTCTTCCTGTTGAGGTGCTTCCGGAGTAGATTCAGGAGCCTTAGGTTGAAATCTTTCCAAGAATTTACTATCATCAGCGCTCAAAGTTCCACCTAAGTCCTTTTGGCGCTGTAGATTCTTTTTCATTTTATCAGTTAGTACAGCGATTTGTTCTGTTCTATATTCGATCCCCCCTACAGTAGCCTTTTCTAACAAGGGGCTATTTTTAGCCCATCCCAAAACTTGTTTTTGTGTTGCAACTAACCCATCTCTTTCTTTTTTCAAATCTGCCAGTTCCTCGTTTAACGATTTACGAGTAGATATATTCATATCTTTTACAAGTTGCTTTTGTGCCTCATTAAATTGGGTGATTTTCTTTTTGTTGATATCTATTACTTGTCCGTATTTGTCAAACTCTGTTATAGCGGTCGGAATAAATGAAGCAATTTTCTGAATAATGTCCCTCAACTCAATATGCTCATCCTTGTTAAGATTGGTTTTAGATTTAAGCTCATCATATCGTTTCAGCAATGGTTTTACAGCTTCTTCATTTTGTTTAGTTTGTTTTTCAAATCTGTAATAACTTTCAACCAATTTATCAGAAGCCATTGCCCCATCAGCCATAGAATCAAGCAAATCAGCAACAAAACCAACCACAGCTACACTCGCTTTACCGATTGCCCCCTGCCCATTTTCTATACTTAATATTAAGTTGTCCCAAGCAATTCCTACTCTTTCACTTTGATTCACAAGCTTTTCAGACGCAGTACTAAACTCGTCATCCATAGACCCACTTGCCTCTTTAACCTGCTTCATAGCGTCAGCTAGAACTTCATATCCCTTAGAAGCCAACGAACCAATAACATCTTTATCCTTTTGGGCAGTAATTCCTACAGCCTCAAGGTTCTTATTAAAATCTGAGGCTGTTTTACCTGTTCTGTTTAATCCGGCAATAAAATCCATTAAAACTCCCGACGCATCTTGTCTGAATCTATTGGACAATTCGGTTTGAGTACCACCGACTAATTTTAAAATTGTATCTACACCTTGACCACTACGTATAGCTTTCTCTAATACACCTAAAGTTCTACCGATTGATGATCCAACAAGTTCAGCTTCTACACCTACGGACTTCGTAGCAGTAGCGTATGCAAGGATCTCTTGACGACCTAGCTTATAAATACCTGTGGACTGGGCAATTCTTGTGGCATTAGCAAGTATCTGTGATTCAGTTGCAGGGAAATTATTACCGAGTTTTACAATTTCGTCGCCAAATGCTCTAATGTTTTGGACACCACCATCAACGAGTTGGAGAAGTCTCGCAATTTGTGAAGCTCCTTCTTCTCCAGATATGTCTGAAGCAGTTTCAAGTTTTGCTAATGCTTCGCTAAATGCTAGAATATTTTGGGAACCTTTAACGCCCAACTGTCCAGCAACAGAGGCATATTCCAAAAGCTTATCAGTTGAAACTGTTTTGAGGGATCTAGACAGATTAATAATAGCATCTGAAAATAATTGCAGAGATACACCTGTTAGACCAGTAGTCTTGCTTACATTTAAAAGCCCATTATTGAAGTCTATTACGGTTTGTTTGTTTTTCTGGAAAAGAAGAAATAATCCAGTTAAAATTGTAATTGCAATTCCAATTGGGGATAATAGAAACTTACCAACAGCTGTTCCGAATTCAATTAAAGTTTCTCCAAGCTCAGCAAATGCACTTCCGCCTCCCTCTGCTAGTTCCTTGATTGATGTCCCAAGTACATTAAGCGCCGAGTCTATATTCGCATACACCGGAGAAATATTGCCAAATGCCTGCCCATAATCCCCTACATTTCGTTGGTGAAGGCCAAGAGTGGCATCAATTTTCTTAATACCTTTGTCCAGGAGTTGAGTCTGCTCGACAAGATCTTTCGACCTGTTTTTTAAATCTTCATACGCAACGCTTGTTTGTAATCCTTGACGTTCTAGTTTAAACATCTCAGCTAATACATCTTTAGCTTCTTTTCTTACATTATTGAGGGCTTTATTTAGCTGATAGTATTCACTATTTTCTTTTTCAAGTTCTTTCCTTCGTTTTTCAGCAGCTTTTGCTGCTTTTTCAGCTTGACGTTCAGCATCTTTCCTAGCCTTCTCAGAATCCTTTGCCGCTTTCGAAGCCTTTTTTTCTTCTTCTGCCGCCTTTTTTAATTCTTCAGCCTTCTGTTTTAATGCTTTTTTTTCCTCAGCTGCTGCTTTTTTAGCCTCTTCTGCCTTTTCCTTTAAAACTTTCTTCTCTTCTTCAGCAATTCGTTTTGCTTCCTCAGATTTTTGTTTTAAAGATTCCTTGGCAATTTTATCGGCATCCTTCTGATCAGCAGCTGCTTTTCTTCTTGCTTCGGCTTCTTCTCGGAGAGTTTTATTGTACTCCTGAATTTCCAACTGACGATTTTTATAACTGATCGACAATTGTTTCTCTTCCTGGATTAATGCTTCGGTTGCACGTTGCTTTTCCGCAAGAGCGGCTTTGTGTTCTTGTTCAATTTGTTGTAGGGCTAAAAGTTCGGATAGTTCTTTCGCACGCTCTTCCCTAGTTTTTCGGATAGATTCTATATTTGCTAATTGAGCATCTCTTAAAGTTCTACTTGCTGAAATTACAAGCTCAGCATCCGCCTTCACAGCAGATAATGCCTTATCAATATTGGTTGAAAGAGATTTTGTTAAGTTCGCATCAAACTTATCCGAAATTTCAGACTGCATTCTCGCTAGATTTGCGAGTTTTTTCCGCAACTCTGAATCATCACCAACAAACTTAAATTTAACCTCAGCCATATAGGTTCAAAGGTACTTCGACACGATTTCTTAATAAATTACAGTACAATGCAAATCAAGTGTTTGCAAAATATTTTATTATCCATTTGGATAAGTTAAAATAAGTTAATATGTTTGTCATGTACAAAAGGAAGTTCTTTGAAAAATAAATAAAGCAAGGTGGCTGAATGAGACGCTGTAAATCGGGTGGAAGCAGGACTACAACAACCCGTAAAGACAGAATTACAAGCGGTAGGCGGAATAGTAGTTCTATGCAGGTAACCAATCCTGTCCTTGCTATAAAATCGAGGTGTGGCGGAATGGTAGACGCAAGGGAAGTAAATTGTGAGTAATTTAAACCATACCCGAAATCTCATACAGGTTCGAATCCTGTCACCTCAACTCCATTGCTGCAATTCCAAGAAATTGCGTGTTCAACTTACAGTTGTGAAACTGAATCGTTGGAACAGGGGAAGTCGTCTAGCGGTAAGGACACCATTGGCACTAGGATTGAAAAATCAATAACCTGTGGCAACATTGGTTCGAATCCAATCTTCTCCACAACTGTAGGTGGTATGCATACTTGTTGGTGGAAGCATATCGTCGGAGAAACCATCAGTATATCTGCTTGAAGGGTATGACAGCCTGGAAAGACAGGCTTTACAAAGTCTTTTCATAAAATAGGTTAATAATTGGTTGTTTAGCCGCGGGTCATCTCCCAAATTTCCTGCGGCTTTTTTAAAAATGTGTATGTAGCAAAGGGGATATGCATCGGTCTCCAAAACCGATAACGTTGGTTCGATTCCAGCCATACATGCTAAATAATTTTAATTTTTTAATATGAGAAAAGTAGGTTTACTATTGGCGCTTTGCGCCTTAATGACGACAACACTAACGTCATGTTGGGAGTTTAATCGAGAACAGACAATAAAGGATGCTCGTGCTATGGGCGAAGCAAAATTTGTTGAATCTGAAAACTCTAAGAAAGTTCTAATTGAAGATGCCAAGGCAAAGAATGAAAGCTCTACGCTACAAGCACAAACCAAAGTCACTATCGCTAAAGCTGAAGCTCAGGCAGAAATTGAACGTGCGAAAGGTGTTGCGGAAGCAAATAGAATTATTGGTGAATCATTAAAGGGCAATAGTGAATATCTAAGGTATCTACAAATAGATGCTATTAGAAATAGCCAGGGTGACAAGATATACATTCCCACTGAGGCGGGCCTCCCAATTTTAGAAGCACGCAATTGACTACAAACAAATCACTTTAACAACCAGGTCTTAAAAACCTGAATTGTTAATGTTGTTCACAAATAAGACTATAAAAAGGCCTATCTATCAAGTTTAGGCCTTTTTAATACTACTTCAAAAAATACAATTATGTTTTTCCATCAAGACGCAACTTTTGAAAATTTATCAATCCACCGCGTAGGCAACAAAATACAGGATGAATTTTACATTTTATCCGATGAACCAATTGATCTATCTTCATCAGAAGATCTACCCCCACTATTGATGCAGTACTTTATGCATCCATTCCTCAAGGTAAAAGAAGTGTATAACCTTTATCATCCTTCTGGAGATGTCCAGTTGAACGAAGTATATTCTTTGACAAAAAAATTGTTTGATAAAGAAATCGACTTCCACCTCTATTCCCAGGATATAGCAAAATTTCTTTACGAATCCAGCTGCCATCCTAAAATAAAAGGAGGAGAGTTGTACATAGTTGAACTTAATAACGTCCAAATCGAAGGTGAAGAACACAATGCTATCGGAATATTTAAATCTGAAAGCAAAGAGCCTTTCATAAAAATAGAGCCGATCAACGGTAACTTCCAGCTTGACTATGATCGAGATGGGATTAATATTGATAAACTGGACAAAGGTGCTATAATTATTAATTGCGAAGCAGAATACGGTTATAAAGTACTTATTACTGATTCCAAAAATATTCACGATGCGGTATTCTGGAAGGATGAATTCTTGAATGTCATAGCGCGAAACGATACCTACCAACAAACTTCCAATATTCTTAGGATAACTAAAGATTTTGTATCTGATAAACTAGACGAAGTGTTTGAAATTGAGCCAGCTGCTAAGGTGGACCTACTAAACAAGAGTATCAAATATTTCAAGGAGAAAGAGACTTTTGATCTCGAAGAATTTAAAGAGGAAATATTTGCCGACGATCAGGCAAGCGAGTTGTTCACAGATTTCAAAGAAAATTTTGAATCTGAATTCGAAACTGATATTCCAGACAGTTTCGAAATTAATGTTGCAGCAACCAAAAAGGCTCAGAATTCGTTCAAAAAAATAATCAAGCTTGACAAAAATTTCAAAGTCGAAGTTACCGGAAAAGCCAATTATATCGAAAAGGGGTATGATGAAGAAAAGGGTATGAATTTCTACAAACTCTATTTTGAAAACGAATCATGAACCAAGTTATCATAGTCGGTAGTAATTTTGGTTTAACAGGCTGCCAACTGATCCAACTTCATGAAGCAAGTGTTGTGTTAAACAAATCCGGGATGGATCTAATAGAAGCCATCGAGGGCCTGCAAAGAGTAGTCCAAAAGAGCATTATTGAAAAACAAGAACTTCAAAGTGTAATAGGCAAGGTCGCTACCGCTTGGGAACCTTGGGATCAATCCCACCAGACAATAAAAGAAAAGAAACCCAAATACATCCGTCAACAGCATAAACTTGCCCAAAGGCATTACAGGAGGAAATAATTATGAATATAGAAGACACTACTAGATTCCAAGCAAAGAAGTTACACGTTGCTTTTTATCGTCTTGTGGACGCATTAGGATTCAGTAAAAACAGGTATGTTGGAGGTATTTTAGTTCGATTGGTATTTGCTATTTGGATGGCGTACTTAATTAAGGTTTGTTTAATTATATTTGAATTATGGAGCAGCAAGATTATTTAAAGGATATAATTCGTTTTGGCCTAGAAAACAATCAAGACGCACTTATTTCCACTTTAAACCAATATATAGAACACAACAAAAATACAAGAAAGATAAATTTTGCACTTCAATTGCAAGCGATATTGAAAGAAAGCAAACGTCTTGAGACTAATTTAAGAATGAACAACCGTATTAATAAGTTAGAGGATGATTTTGTATTAGAAAGGCTTAATTCTGATTACCGTCTATCGAATATTATTCTTGACGATCATGCATTAGGTAAATTAAAATTTTTAATTGATGAACATCGGAAAATCGATCTGCTTTCAGAGTTCAATCTTCCAGTTTCGAATAAGGTCCTGTTGCATGGCCCGTCTGGTTGCGGTAAAACATTAGCATCATATGTAATTGCAGGTGAATTAAATAAACCGATGATCGTTGTTAATCTTGGCTCAATTGTTTCATCTAAACTCGGAGAGACAAGCAAAAATATTTCAAGTATATTCTCTAATGCTGCTCAGGAGGGTTCAATAATTTTCATTGACGAATTCGATTCTATTGGAAAACTACGTGATTACCATCAAGACCATGGAGAAATGAAGCGTGTGGTAAATTCCATAATACAGTTGTTTGACTATCTCCCTCAAAGCAGTATGATTATTTGTGCTACCAATCAAAAAGAGATCTTAGATGGGGCATTGGTCCGAAGGTTTGATTATGTGATACCGTTTGAATTGCCCAACGAGTATCAAATAAAACATCTAATTGAACTAGTATTGAAGGATGATCAATTCATTTTCGACGATGTAGTCGATTTAGAAACGCTAATAAAAGAAGCGGATGGCCTACCATATTCGAATATTCAGAAAACTTTGATGACAACGTTAAAACAAAGCATACTTGAATCTCCTCCTAAAGATGGACACAAGGCTGTTATTAATTCTGATAGATGGAAGGTTTTATTAAGGCTTGAAAAGTATAATCTGGGTATTTTTAGATAGAATTTGAGTTATGAGATTCAGAGCAGAAATTAAAATTAATAGTACTGAACTTAATGCCGAAAGTCTGGAATTTGCAAAACAAGAATGCATTGACTTAATTATTATAGAGGTAAAGAAAAAATATCCTGCTTTGAAAGAGGATGATATAAGGGATCGAGTAAAGAATGGGATTAAATTTGACGTTTACGATACGGCCAGCTCATTGATAAGCATTCATGACCAAATAAATGCTCGTGCGTCTCTTGAAAGTGATCCTATGTGCTATGTAATGGCTGAATTTATAGTAGAAGACCAACATTTGAATAATTAAAAATTAATACACCAGTTGATATGACCAAAGCAGGTAAAGCAATCTATCTCGATCCTTCAAAAAAAGCGTCTGTTACCTTTCTAAAAATCCCTCGGAAGCTCAAAAAGAAAATGAAGAAGGATGGTCGGTGGGGCATGCCAATTATTAAATTAAATGGTAAAGTTCTGAAGGTTTATGAAATTCCTGATGGCAAAATACCAAATGATACGTCTGAAATCCTTATTGAGAAATTAGAGGAGTATTGGAAAGGATTGGTTGAAGTTCCAGATTATTATGATGAGAACTTTTTAAAACGATATAAAAAACAGGAAGCTAGAGAATAGCTTAGTTGTTCTCAGGAAATCGGAGTGGGCGAATGCCATGCCCTGCACCTGATCGGTCGATACAACGAAAGGCATTTGCAAGTTAAACCCTTGCCCTGTTCTTATAATCCCCCAGCATCGTGTGATGTTTGGGGGATTTTTGGTTATTCATTTTAGCTTAAACTACCAAAGAAAACTTACCTTTCCTCTTTGTATTCTTTCAAGAATACAAAATGCTGATCTAGCAAAAGTTCTTGAGCTAACATTTCCAATCCGATGGAAACATTGAAATCCGCATTTGTAGTGACAATCTTTGTAAATTCCTCATTAGCCTCTAAGCGGATAATTGAACTTACTGAAATTAGCATTGTTGGAGGATAAAGTGGCTTTTCAGACACATAAAAAAAATTCGCCATAATTATTTAATAGATTAATTATCCAATATAGTGTATTTACTGGGTACTTCATAATATTAAGTAATATTTCCACCATCTGAGTTTGTATTCAATCTTTTCCTTAAGTTTGTGTTAACATACACACATTATGAAAAGGATATTTATATTATTTGCTGCTATGTTTGCAGTTTATTACAGTTTCGCACAAGTAGTAAAGATCACTCCAAACAACTTTGTTGATGAGAATGATAATACAAAAAACTATGTTATAATAGAAGCTCCTGGTAAGTCGAAAGAGCAATTATATTCTAACGTTTTGACTTTCGTAAGGAAATATTATAACAATCCAAAGTACGTTACAACAGCTACTGAAAATCAGCAAATCGTTGTTGATGCATTAGCAAATGAAGCGGTAAAAACTACTATAGTTTTAGCAGGAAATAACCTTTGGGACCTAGAATACAAAGCAGTAATGGAATTTAAAGACGGACGTATCAAATTGGAACCCATGTTTAAATTTCTAAACAATGGTGAGGGAACCAATATTTCATTAATCGGGAAAAAGGTTTTAGGATCTGCCTATGGATTATTTAATGATAAGGGTAAAGCTCTGAAAGACAAGCCTATCATCCTTATCGATGAATTTATGAATTCTTATATCCAAAAAATAAAAGAAGCAGCAAACTCAAATGCAGATAATTGGTAAAATGTAAGCCCTCTTTTGAGGGCTTACTCATATCATTTTTTTTATCATATATAAAACCTCATAATTTTTGACCTGAGCGGGGATTACTGTCAAAACTTTCCATCCAAGCGATTGGGCCAAATTTGATTTTTCATAATCTCTCATTATTCCCTTACCAGAACTATGGCCACTATGTCCTTTGGCCCAAACACCTCCATTGACTTCAATAGCAATCTTCCATTTAGGCAAAGCGTAATCGAATCGATAAAGCCTATCCGTTGAGAAAAAGAATTCCGGCCAAACATCACATTGAATTTCATTCTCCAGGAACTGAATGAAGGGATCTCGGTATTTCTCTTTGTTTTTAAGATTACGAGAGTCGTCGATCCAACCGGTTTTAATAATTTTAGATCGTTTTACTTTGATCTTACTTGCGGTTTTAGCTTCAAAAGAATTAGGAGGATAGTACCTATCTCCCACTTTTATATATCCGCGTTCCTGAAGATCTTTTATGATCGACATGCCTTGACCCGGTCTACCCCACTTCCCCATGCTTATACACCTAATCCTTCATCTAATCTCCTACCTATATCCCAAAGGGACATTGTTTCATGTTTAGGCACACTTCCTGCCTCGTTTGAACTATCAGGCGATTTTATATCTGGGCCAATGGAATTATACATGATAAGATTCCTCCAAGTTACACCCCATTTGATGTCTCTTTCTGTGCCTCCATAATATTTCCAAGTATTAGAAATTAGTTCGTAGGCTGTTCCTCGCCCAGCATAGTGTTCTCCAGTTCTTGGAGGCTTATCAACGAGCCGGAAATGACGAAAAAAGTTTGCATGTCTAACCTCCGGTAGACTTGGGTAACGGCCTCTTGCATTTCAGGGATTGAAAAGTGGAAATTAAGCGCATCATAAAGCCATTTAGGTGGCATGTCAGCGTTATTGTGAAGGCCATGAGCGAGAAATTCTACAAATAATGGAATATTGTTCTCCATCATCTTATAAATTTCTACATCAGATATTGATTCCGCTGCTCTGAGATTTTTTATTACACCGAGAAGTCTTATTACAGTACCTGGAAATAATTCTGACAAATAAATTTTCTTCGTTTTATAACGAGGAATTAGAAAAAAATAAGCTAGAAGCTTTTTCCACCAGTGTTTGTACTGGTTTCTAATTTTTACTGATTTTAAAAGAATCTTCTGGTCCGTTAAGGATTGGACTATCTCTTGTTTTACGTCTGTATTCATTTGGGTTAGGATTAAGAAAGCCCTACTAACTGCCTAACCTCCAGCTTTCGGGCTTGTATTTTAATTCGATTATCCTTCTGGAAGGGTTGCGTCAATAAACTTGTATCCCCAAGGAGAAACTGGTTTACCAGTAGCATCTTTCGGAGTAGTAGTTTTACCATTGAAACTCATTGCAAGAAATCCCGCACGTCCAAGGTTATTTTTAAAACCTGATGTAATAGCTGCCGCAGGAGCAACCCATTGCATTTGTTTACCCTGGAAAGGTTTTGATGTGATACGAGACGCTAGATAATGAACTTTACGATCAAGTGCATTAAATTCGGTTGCATCAGTAGTCACCTTGCCAAGGAACAATAAGTTAGCTTGGTCAATTTTCATTTCTAAAGACGCTCCCGAAAATGATGCAGGTTCTTCGTCACCAGGTAAAACAAAACGAATACCTGATACATCCTCAACTCGTACATCTACTGTAGCGAGATCTGGAATATTTAAGGTGATACCACCGTCTTCAATGTCAGTAATTTTAATCCAACCAGTAGTTGGCATAGCGCCATTCGCTCCCATTGGAGCAAACTCTACACTTTCGACTCCTGTAACTGCTGCCATATTATTTTAATTTTTGGCCAATGGCCGTTAAATACTTTTTTAATTATCTCTACGTAAAAAGAAATATTTGATTACTATATTGTAGTACCAATTTTTGCCGTCTGGGATAACCTCTCCGGGAGAAATTATCTCAAGAAAGAAATCAAACCCTCTGTATCCATCGAGAATCTCCAAAACAGATCGTCCAATGGTTTCCATTCTGATTGTATTAGGTTGAGTGTTATCCAAAGTATTTGGAGTACCTGCTGTTACGCCAGGAAGATTGGGAACATGGATATTCACATTCAAAATGTTTTCTGTGATCTGATTTGCCCCAGCAACAATGCTATTAAGGACTATATCTTCCGTCTTAGAATTCAATAGTCTATTAAGCAAATAAAAGCCGCCAGTCAAATTATTTTCACTTTTAACATCTGATTGCTCTAAAACATGTTTAACGTCCTCAATCGAGCCTATTGCTGTTTTAAGATATTTTCCCATTACACTATTGTTCCTATTTCGTCAAACGCTTCCTTCAAAATGGTATCAAGATTTAGCGATGTTCCAAGAAGCACGTCAAAACCTCTACTCTGCACCCAACTTGCGTACTCCATACCTGACACAAGGACAATTCCCCATCCTATTGACGCCCGCAATTCGGCCAGAGCAAGGGATAGTCCCTCTTTCAAGCCGGTTCTCTTATCAGTCCCTTTATCCGACTCTCTAAAATCCTTGTAGACTACTTTGCCATCTTTGTAAATGATGAATCCTGTAGAGCTATTGAGATTTCCAGTGTGGTCTTCATAGGGTTTTGACTCCATCTTCTTCCGAACTTTCTCAATCGCAACGTTTAACACTTTAGAAAGATGCCTCAAAGCTTCAGCGTCGATTTCCTTTTGGATTTCGGCGCTTAGCTTATTCATGTCAGTCACTATCTGAAAACTTATCTTCATCACAATCTTCCTATACTATGCAATTGACCGATATGAAACTCCATTAATTCCTGCTGGGATATAAACTGATAACCAGATCTATCAAATGCGTCGATTAATGTTGCGGTTGGTATCGGAGTGATTCCTTCAGGAAAAGCAATATCATACTGAAATAATATTTTACTCCCGTCTTGACCAATAAAATACCTACCTCCATAACTGGGTTTGAAACGACACTCAATCTCAATAGAATTTCCATTAAGATCAACATACCTCAAAGTATCAGGATATTGTTCAAAATCTACCATAGGTCAGATGTGCTTTCAATCACTGGTTCATCGTCTAATTCGTCGGGAACGCCCCATCTTTTTAGAAGAATAGAGCGCAGCTTTAGCCAATCATCGACATCATTTTGGGTCACTTGAAAATCAAGTTCCTTGATACTTTTACGATTGGTACAAATCCAAAAAAGAAGCCCTGCAAGAGCTAAATCCATCTTCATACTATTTCCCTCGGTAGTAGGATCAAATTCGTTTTCAGGATTTAATCCTGCTTTTATAAGCTGAGTTGATAATACTCCGTCCGGGACCTTTTGACCGAACTCAAATTGCAGGGTTTCTTTGTTATTCATGATCAGTATTTCTCTATACTTTTTGTACCAATTCTTTGGAAATTAGATTAGCTAAACGATCCTCTTCGAAGTCAGAGACATCTGTTCCGATATCGTAGATTGTTCCATCATCTTTTTTGGTATTACCACGAAAAGGGCTAATTACTACGAATCTTGGACCGCCTTTATCAACTTTAGCTTTCGACCCTTTTTTCGCAAGATCTTCCGTAAGCCTCTTTTTTTCCTGTTCCAAAGCGAGAATAATCTCATCCTTCTTTGCAAGATCTTCCGTAAGCGCCAAATTTTTTGTTTCCAATTCGCTCTTCTCGGATTCCATGGCTTGAATTTTAGCTTCCAATTCGACATTTTGATTACCTCCTGCTTCAGGAGGAACTACAGGGGATTGAACCCCTGTAGTCTCTGATTTTTTGTTATTATCCACCTGGTAAAATTGTTTTAAGAATGAAAATTGATTTCGCATTATTCAAAACAGGAGAACAGTATGCTGTTCCTTTGGTCACCACAGTGATTGGATCTTCCACCCCCCAAGTTTTGATTAATACGATACCCGATTTTGTTTTGGTAGCAACTCCAGCCTGTACATACTCATCCGCAGACGTAGTATGTTGTGTATTTCCTAGTTGTTCAGTAACAGAGAATGTGACATTGCCTTCTTCCCAACCCGTAACAACCGTTTGCTCACCGCTCTTTGACTCTTGGACCATTTCTGATTTCCAGATCTTGAAAATTGGCAGACCTTTAGAACGTAATGCTCTATTGATCTCTTCGAGGCCAGGCTCTTGCTGCAGTCCCAATGCATTAGCAACATACGTTGCAGTAAACTTCTGAACACCTGCATTCTGAGCAACGTTATCAACGGTAGCTTCCTCACACCACATGAACTGTGGTGCCGGAAGGTTAGCCAGCTTGAACATCTTCTTGACTTTTTTAATGTCGCCGATAATGTCTGCCGTTGGGTCTGTCCAATTTTTTGTTGCATTTACGTTATTTGTTGTAGGAATAGCGAAATCTACGTCGGTAGTTGTTTGGATACCCTGCTCGTTATTAACCTGGGTAAGTTTATATTTACCAGTAGAGGCAATACGTTTAGCTAACCATTCATTACGAGCTTCAATACCATTTCTAGCAAACACCTGGTCTTCGTAATGCCAATCAAGTATTCGTTTCATTGCTTCACGCTTAGTCGGCCCCTCTGGTAATAATCGAACGGAATTTTCTAACTCGCGAAGCGTATTAAAATCCGTTTCCACTTTATCCCGAGCGATTTCCAACTTAGGCATATCACCTTCAATTTTGGTTGGAAGATTACGCCCGAATCTAGGTGCAGAATTATTGAAATCAACAACCACCGCCATTACTTTGGCGCCAAATTGTGCTTCAATAGCTGACCATTTGAGGGTTGGTTGATATTGCAAAGGGAAAGCAGCTTCATATTGAAGTGTTTCGAATGGATGAGTCTGAATATATGCTTGGGCATCTGCTCTGCGAAACTCAGGTACTAGTTCTTGTACTCTTATCATTTTGTATGATTATCAATTAATTAAACAAAAGTGATTCTAGGTAAAGCGACCTTCAGCTGTTCTACAATCGCTTGTAATGCCGCAGGCAATGCTTTTATCCGTACTGTACCACTAATTACTACTCCATTTGCATAGGTATTCCCGTCAGATACTTCCGAATCACGGTGTGTTAAACCTAGCGGTTTGATGGCCCCATCAACAGCAATTAATACCTTACCGATTCCAGTCGCAGGATCACGGCCGACCATTGAACCTTCAGGCACGAAGCCATCAGGATAATCCGCCTTCACTACGTCAAGGGTCATCCCACCCGGAAGAGTATCAATTACGTTCTCGAAAACAACTTTGTTGAATCCTTGGGTACCTGATCTTTTTACTCCTTGTAATCCCATTTAATAGATTATTGTGCGCCTGCTTTGGCCTTAGCTTCTGCTTCGCGCTGTTGAACTAATAATTTCATTGAAGGCGACAACTCATCATCCTTCAGTTTGCCACCGCCAGCGCTTTTGCCGGGGAAATCATTGCCAAGACCAGCATCGCTAGAAGCCTGAATCTCCTCTGCAACATCCTGTTCGATAGTCGCTAGATAATTATTGAAATCATCATCGCTTTCTAGCTTGAGAATTTCAAAATCACGAAGAGTCCGAGTTTTAAATCGTTCAGGAGCTTTTTCTAACTTGGCTTCAAGTTGTTGGCGTCTTGTTTGGATAAGAGAGCCGTGCTGGATTGTTGCGAGAGAATTTGTAAGACCCTCAATGATTTTATTTTGCCCTTCTACGTGAGCCTTAAACCAAGCAGGCATTTCATCTCCACCCTTTCCTGCACCTTTAGCAGCTTCTTCCGCTGCTGCTTTTTCTTCCGATTCTTTTTTTGCTTTGGCCGCTTCATCCTCTTCCCCAGCAGTTTTGTTTTCCGCATTGCGTTTAACATCATCCAGCGAAGCCAATTCTTTGAAACTAACAAGTTGGTCTAATTTGTCTACCTCACCGTCTATTTCGTCTTCGCTAGTTACAATTGCATCTAGCTTGTCCGCAAATCCGTTGATTCTGACGTTTGAAAGATTAGAAGCACCCACCGCGGTTGCTTTTGCTTTCAATTTTGCGATAATCTTTGCTTTAAGTGACATAATTTAATTGTGATTGTGAGTCAAGTCCGAGTAGCTATTTCGTGCTTGCCTCGTATAGTACATATTACCACAAAAATATACCAACTTATCCATTTGGATATGTGCAAAGATATTGCAAATCATGCATTTGCATTATGCTGCGGTTATTTGTATCTTAGGATTTAGCCAAATGAATTAACTATGACAGATTTTTGTAAACAGTTTTTTGGGAAAAGTCTTTTAGATTTAACTTTTGAGGATGTTGAATTATTCTTTCAGGAAGAAAGAGAAGAATCAAACATATTAGAATTTAAAAGTGGTCAACATAATGCTCAGGAATTTGATGGAAATTTGAATAAAAAAATAATTCGAGCAATAGCATCTTTCCTCAATTCAGAAGGAGGATTACTTATTTGGGGGTCTCCTCGTGAGGTAGAAAAAGAAAAAGGAAACAAGAAAGTAAAAGTTGCAGTTGGCCCTTTGCAACCAAATCACGTCTTCAATGAAAAGGACCAATTAATAAATAAAATCACTCGATCTATCTCTTACATGCCTACTGGAATAAGAATGGCAACATTGGAGTTAGGCGGTCAGTATATTTACGTATTTGAGGTTGAAGAAAGTCAATCAAAACCTCATCAATATGCAGATCAATATCCAATCAGAATCGATGGTCAGACTTTGCCAGCGCCGCATTACCTAGTAGATTCAATGTTTAAAATGGTAAAAGTACCTGAGCTAGATGGTCGAATAAAATTTCACAATATAGAATTCTCGGCCGGCAACTATGTTAAAATAGGAATATCGGTTGTAATATATAATAAAACTGCTATTATTAACGAGAAAAATTTATCGTTTCAGCTCGTAGTGTCTCCTGGAATAATTTTATCAAACTCGAAATCAGCCTACTATAGTAAAACGCATAGTGTATTGCATTATGGAAGACCATATTTAGAAGAACATACCATATATATATCAAAAGGAATGTTTGCTAAAAAGCCTGATTCATTAGATGTAATCTTATCGTTTGGAGGAGAACTTGGCCAAGCATTAACCAGTAAATATAAAATCAATCCAAGGGATTTTAGAACTGGAATATTTGATTTCAAAAAGTACATTATTTACAGTGTAGAAAATGAGAACTTCAAGGATACAACAGAAGCTATAGGAATAACTCACGAAGAAAGTGTTAATATTTTCATGAAAATGAAGTCCGAACGTAATTAAATCCAAACCTGCAACATAGAAGTAACTTTCATGCCATACCATTTTAGGAAAAAGCATCCATTCAATTTAGATACTTCATTTGAGTCTTTTAGATGGAAGCTATTTCCGTAAATATCGTAAACCATACCTTGGTGATATAGGAACAAGTACCAAACTCCCTTTTTATGATTTGTGCATCTCATAATGCATGGATAGGGAGTTTCCGGATCGAACTTAACGAACCTTGGATTAGTATTAAATCCAAGCTTGCGTAATACTTGGACATAAGTCTGTCCGGACCAATGCTGTCTCTTTACCGCCTTCACGGCTTTATCAGATTCCTCGAAATCCAAACCAGTCAATGAAGTAATGACGGATTGATTGTGCAATCCGCCACCATAAAAAACAACTTCTATCTCATATTTATCCATGGTTAAGCTACTTCAGTTTCCGCTTTACTCGCTAAAGCTTCCTTCTCTTCCTCTTCGATCAATTTCATTTCTTCCTCTACATTTTTTGTATATGGAGAACGGCCGACACCTGATCTCTGCGAAAGTAATTTTGCACCTCCAGTTGCCTTTTGAAGTAATGATAATGTTTCCGAATCGTCATTTATTCTGAATATTGGCACTTCATAGGTAATCTCCAACGTCTGCGCTGCTTGAACGAGAGTCGTATCTATCGCAGCAGCAAATGCCTTAGCAAGATTAATATCCCGTTGTATACCTTGTCCGAAATCTCCATCTAGCTCGTCACGAGCGGCGAGATGGGCATCAATAAAGATTCGGTCGTATGCAACACCGGATGTTGCGCCTAACCCCTTTAGATCCTCCATTGACATCTGGGGCGTTTGCGTACAGGTGTAGATAAACTTAACCAGCGTATCAATTTCAAGTTTAACAGCTTCCGTAGCTTGGTCCCAAGTAACATATTTAGCATCACCATTATCGCCTGTGATCTGCAGTGATTTCCCTTGCTCACCTTTCTCTAGGACCTTTGCCCCTACTTTACCCATCATAACAAACACAGGAGAAGCATGATAATCGTTCGTATCGCCAAAGTTCGACAACAGAGTTTCCAAGCGAGCAATCGATTTTTGAACTTTTGCCCAAGGCGGCTCCGGCTTGAAGTAATACACTACAGGGATTTTTCCATAAGAATGAGGAGTGACAGATTCGACAATCCAGCCGTCGCTTGTTCCACCTGCCTCACCAGATCTTACTTGACGAAATTTATATATAGCGGTGTCCGCATAGATATCTATCCGTTTATCCTTTTCGTTGGCAAGCTGAGCCAATTGCGCACCATCAGTAATCCCAGATAACTCCAATAAACTCCTTCTAGATTCATAAGCCACGCCAAAGTAAAGCAGGTTTCCATAGTCATCGAATACTGGAAGTAGCTTATAACCCAATTGCGGAGAAACAATCTTACAACGCATTCGGAAGTTTCCTTTCGCTCCTGGAATTGAAGTCCAGTAAATGGGATCGACTGGTTCGGAGTACCAAATTTTTGCAACTTGAAGTTCACTGAGCATCCTAGTAGCAACCTCCTTCTCTAAAAAATCAAGCTTATTATCGGTCCTGTGCTTTTTAACCACCTCAAAAAGCCTTTTCTGGCCATCATCAATAGGATTGGCTATTAACTGAATATTGCCGACGTTCATGAAAGAAACACGACGCTTCACAATTAGTTCCTGAAGAGGCAGGCCGATGCGGTTTACTTCAATCTGTTCCGTAGTGTATTGTTTCTGCCCTTTAGAGTCTAAAAGAGGCTGGCCATCGACACCTTTGACGACTTTTCTAACCTTTTTCTTAGGTCTAAGAGTTTCGCTAAAAATAGCGTGTTGTGAGACGTCAAATTCTTGCGCAGATGTTGAATAAGATGGTGCAAGAGCTGCTCCTACTGCATCAACTAAAGCAGGTAGCACTTCCGGTTGAAATACTACTGTTTTCGCTGCTTGGTTCTGTACCTGTTTTGCCATGTTATTAATTTTTAAAATAAATCGAATACTTCGTCATCTGTCTCTTCCTCTACCGATACGAGATCAAAGTATTTCCTCATCAATATTAAATCACGCCAATCTGGCGATCTGCCAATCTCTGCCTTCACCTCTTTCTTCGGAAGTATTCTAAGTTTGTTTTCATCATCAGATTTATACGTTTTTAACCAGGAGAACTCCTCCTGTATCTCTTGCTGCTCTGACTCCGATTCAATACATTTAAGTAGTATTTTATGTCCGGCAATGTCGTCAGCTAGCAAATAAGCACACTGTGTCTGGAGGTTCTGATAATTCTCTTTTTGCGGAAGATCATCGCGGCTATCGCCGTAGAATCTATTTTCGTTTTCTTTAGCTTCATCAGTGATAATAGCCGAAGCATTATTTACAAAGCCAAGGATACCGCACGCGTCAACAACACCACCACCTACTCCATCTTCATCGGCAATACAATGGTGAGCAGGAATACTCCATTTTGCTCTCATTGCTTTGATACATGCTTGTATATCCAAAGTGGAAGATTTACCAAATGAATGGACCTCCATTAAGATCCAACCCCACCAAACGCCAATACGGGCCTTATCAGAACCGAACCGCGCAATATCGGCTGTTATATACCATTTCGGTTTATCAAGTAAATTCTGATAGGCAGTCCAGATATGGGTATTAGTGAACATAGCTATGATGTCATCATATTTGCACATTGCATTTGGATCGTCATCATATTCCCAATTCCCGTTAAGCAATCGCTCTTTCTTTGCTTTGTCTTTGGTGCGTCGAAGCCTCTCAACATATCCGTTATCGATATGAGGATTATCTTGAACAAAGGCAGCTAAGTACTTCATTATTGAAGGAAGAGTGCCTTTTTTATTGGGAAGATAGAATGTAGTATACATCCAGTTCTTCTTTGGGTTGCAGGTAATAAACAGTTTACCTATCAATCCATATTTCTCATTGTATTGACGGCCTATCCGAGTTTTAAGGACGTCATAGGCTCCAAAGTCAATCTCACCGCCCTCTTCTATCCAGCCGCCAGTATATTCGGTTGAACCAAAACGTTCGTATACTGGATCTCGGGGAAGGTACTTCAGCTCCAATAAATCGATACGACTACCGTTCTTGAATTGAATAAAATTCTTTTGGCCATTGTATTTAAAATCAACACCGTTGCGGAGGCCATAGGCCATGGCAACTTTAAAAAATGTGATCAGTGTAGATTCGGTGATACGTTTTAGCTCTTCCCGGCCGATAAACCATCGTGTGCCAGGATAATTCCAACATTGAAACATCAACCAACAACATCCAGTCCATGACTTCGCACCACCAGCGGCACCACCGTATAGAAACTCTTCCGTTTCGTTATCTGTTAAGATTTTGAGGGCCTCTTCCTGCTTTTCATGTCGGCCTTTGGGAGTTTCGACTATAAAGTCAAATATCCCTCGTTTGAAGGATATTCCTTGAAGTTGTCTAACATCAAGATTGGACAATATAGCATCGACTTCGTTCATCTATTGAGATTTCCTTGCGTTCATTAATTCACGGATAGTATCATCACTCAGCGAATCCGGATCGATCTTATTCTTGTCATCTACAACAAGCGTCTCCGAGTACATACCATTGACTCGGGCAAGCTTATCAAGCATTCCATCAACAGGATACATTTCGACTTTAGGTCCAAACTCTTTCCATTCAAAAGATTTGATCTTACCTCCTTCTTTGTCCCTAGCAAGCTTCACAAGATCAATTTCTACTGACTCATAGGTTTCTACCTCACTATCTTCAAATGTGGCAAATGGATCTAATTCCAAATCAATCTCAGCACGAAGAATAGCGTCTTCCAGTGGCAGAATATTTGCTTCGATATACTTATCACGCAGGTCATCGGTTAAGCCCTTACGATCAAGATACATGGCGTGTCTTGTAATTTCGAGTTGCTTTCTTTCAATTAACAGACGCAGAGATTTCGGGACAAACTTCGTTCGTTCTCGCTGAACGATCTTCATGTAATCGTTAATGTTCGATCCGGCGATGTCCTTCATCATCTTCATCACCTGGTCCGAGTCCATCCTAGATTCTTTCAATCGCGCGTTGATTAGGCTTGAAATCTCAACATTTTTCAACAAACGCTGACCTTGGGAGTAAGCTGTCTTTTCAGAATAACCAGCTGTTTTAGCAGCCCTAGTTGCATTGAAATGAATTAGGTAATCATCCACAAACAACTGTTGCTTAGCTGTTAATGTGTTTTTAGATTCATCACTCATGCACTTCTCCTTTCCACTATCTCATCAACTATATGTTTAAACACCTTATCAACTTCATAGAGTTCTCTAGCAACACGAATACGGTAAGATGATTGCTGATGACGTCTCAAACCAAGCTTTTCCTGGATGATCTGGGCAACGCCATATTCTGATTTTTCGGCAAGAAGGATTGCTTTTGGAGAGAATAAAAGAAGGATCGCAGCGGTGAAAACTAATTCAGAATTCGATTTTCGGGGTTTTGGCTGAACCTCGTCAAAAATACTATCGACCATTGAAATGTCGAGGGATTTAGGTTCTAATGCCTTCCGGTATCCCTCAACATCTATTTCGGGGTTATTCTTCAACACTAATTTCAAAACCATTTTATCCATGGTAACAAAACTAGAAACTTATTTTGACTTATCCAAATGGATAAGTTTTAGAAAATCAAAAAGGACCATCATCTGGAAATCCCGGATTATCCCATTTTACGAACTTCGACATGTCGTTGCTTGGTAATTGAGCTTGCATGTTGACAAATGAGAAATCGGTTATAATCTCCTTTTTTGGAGAAAAATCATCATTTAGTTCTGTGAAATTAGTTGTTCGGCCTACGAAACCCATTTCACAAGTTGTTACTGATCCATTCCTGTTTTTAGCAATAATTAATTCCGCAATTCCGGCAGTAGGCCTCCCTTCTTCGTCTTCAGTAATTCCATAATATTCCGGTCGATACAAAAATCCAACGATATCTGCATCCTGTTCAATGGAACCGGATTCGCGCAAGTCTGACAGCATCGGACGTTTGCTGTTGCCCGGTCTAGATTCGACTGCGCGGCTCAATTGAGACAAGGCAATTACAGGAATTCCAAGTTCTTTTGCCAAAATCTTCAACCCCCTAGATATTGTGCTTACTTCATCAATTCTCGATTTCCCAGGTACTGTAATCAATTGCAAATAATCGATCACAATCAACTTGATATCATGTAATCGCTTCATTCGTTTAGCTTTAGACATTAACTCGACCAAGGTCAATCCAGGGGTGTCATCCCAATGAATCGGGAGACTCGCTAGTTTATCCTTTTCGGATCTCATTAAAGCTAGATCTTCCGGATTTAAATTTAATTTTTTGATTTTTGCTAAATCGATGCCAGTTTCAAATGAAACCATTCGGTCAATTAACTGTTCCTTGGCCATTTCCAGCGAGAAAATTGCAACAGGATTTCCTTCTTTTGCTGCATTTGCGGCTAACCTTAAAACGAATGCAGTTTTACCCATTGCGGGCCGAGCAGCGATAATTATTAAATCTGAATTCTGCCAACCTCCAGTAGCTTCGTTTACATTCGTGAATCCTGTTGGAATCCCAGTAACGTCCTGTATACCAAGAGCTAGTTTACGTTCCAATTCCGCGTAATAGCTGTTGATCGCATCTTCTTGTCTTATTTCTTTTTTCGTGGTGACATGGTTGACAAGTTCATCTCGCTTAGTTTCGTAGCTGGAAAGTATATCAAAAATATCCTTCGTTTCATCATAGCATTTATCAATCGTGTCATGAGAAACTTTGATCAACTCCCGCTGCATGAACTTCTGAGCGATGATTCTAGCATGGTATTCCATGTTTACCGAGGAAACAACACGATCCGTTAATCCAGTGAGAAAATACATCCCGCCAATCTTCTCAAAATTCCCATCCTTACGAAGCTTTGCCATGACCGTCATTAAGTCCAATGGATCGCCAGATATAGAAATATCCTGGCATGCTTTGAAAATGATCTGGTGGGATTCACGATAGAACATTTCAGGTCGCAAAACATCAGCAATGAAAACGAATGCATTGTTTTCACTCAAACAAGCACCCAAAATGGCTTCTTCCAAATCTATTGCCTGTGGGGGCAACTTCCCTATCCCTTCTCTGACTTTCATTTCAATCCGTGTTTTTGTTTTTGATGTTCTGTGAATTTTGTGGTGTCTCTCCACCCGTTATTTAACCAAAGCCATTTTCCTGAATTATCTGGAGGATTAGCTGAATCCGTTAGTACGGCATTGGAATGGACTAAATGTGATCCAGTACCAACATTTGGATATTTCTTCGCGTACCAAGAAAAAAAGTGCTTTTTGAATTCCGACCTATCTGTATGGAATTTATCAGTTGCCTTCTGGTAATTGAAAAATTCCTCTACTCTTGATTTAACATCATCTGGATTAGGAACTTTTGCAACAGCTCCAATATCCATCAACGAATTATTGTCAGAAACTATCGAATTCTTGACCTCCTCCATGGATTCAAAAGCCTTTCTGAAAACTGGAAGAGGCTCAGCAGAAGGAGAAGGAGATTCTTCTTTATCTATTTCTTCTTCTTTTACTTTACTTTCCTTTCCTTTACTTTCCTTTATAGCATTGGGTACGCTTTCCGAATGCATTGCGTTCGCATGATTTTTTGATGCGTTCGCATTCGAATCAACCTTGTTCCACCTTTTAAGGGCGCTCTCCTTCGCCTTCTCAGATTTAGAATTACGCTGTTTCATACGATCCAAAACAGAGTTGGACCAGAAACGTACACCATCATTTTCAAATAAACCGAAGTCGTTTATCAAGCTCGTAATACACTCTTCACTTGTGCGCAATGCGAACGCATAGCTATCGCAATCCGAAAGCATAAGGTATCCACCTTGTTCGTATAGCATCTCTATTAGGTCCCAGTATACACCTTTCCCCTCCTGCTTTAATTTCATCAATACTTTGACCAATTTTGGATCGTTCCTTGATCCGTAGTCGTGGCTGAAATAGAATGATTCTTTTGCCATTATTATCTCCTTCTCAAAACTGTGCGCTGCATAAAATAAACCCCTCTCTTTGCCTTATCGAATTCGAGGGTAAGGAATAGTCCAATCGTCATAAATAAGATCGCTATACCCATTAAAAATAGACCCAAAAGAAATATAGGAATGTAGAGGATCGCTCCGATTTTAATTAGCTTTTCCATTAGATCCCCTCTAATTCCCTAACTTTTACACCGCCGTTATCTAAATCATTCTGGATATTAAATCTATTCGCCTGTTTTACACCATGGGAAAATGCCTCATCCGAATAAGTTTGTCGAACATTTTGTGTTATTGTCCGAACATCAAATTCTGAGAATTTTTTATCTACATTTGATTTTTTCGCTAGCATAAGCCCTCCTTTATTTTCAGACTGGAAGCTACGCTCTCTTTCAAAATATAGATCATTTACTTTTGAATTTATTGTGTCAATCCAACCCGAAATAAAGTCTCGACGAAGGGTGTTGCCGTGATAATGCATTCTTAAAACTTCGAATTTTCTAGACTTTTTAAAATCATTTAAATCTGAAATCAACCCGGACATTATTTTTTTGTACAGGTAAATTCCAATTTTAACATCGGTTTGATACCCAACAAACGTAACAGTCTCTTTATTATAGAAATGACGTAGATCAAAAAGTTGGCAGATGATCGGAAAAAAAGCAGTAGTACGTTCTTTTATAGAAATTATTTGAGTTGCTTCCGTTACTATCGGATCGTCCTTCAAATCTTCGATATCATTTATTGTAATAAAATATTCTTTCATCAGTTGGGTAGCTTTTTCAAGTGCCGATTTTGCTTCCTCTATTGAAGCCCCATTTTCTTCAGTCTTTTCTAGAAGAGCCTTAATACGTTTCAAGGCTCTATCCCTTAATATGTTATTATCCATTGGTTACCTCACTTTCTTGGTTAGTATTTCCTATAATTGATCTTTTTAAGTCAACAGCGCCTTCCCAATATAGTTGCAGCTCATTGTCCCTCAATCCTCCTTCTCTTCCTGATTCTTCAATTTCATCATCACTAGGTAACTCAAATTCTTCGAGCCAAGCTGTGGCATTCATAGGTCGATCATCCATTGGGTCTAGAAATTCACCATCTTTAAAATATAATTGCTGCAAACCATCCACTGGCGAACATATGGCAATTATACCACCGTTGTTTTTCGGCAACCGATCCTTGACGCTTACCTCTCTGTATAGCCTATTCACCCTCCACCTCCTTTCCATCAAATTCCCACAATGACAATTTGCCTTTTACATTAAAAATAGGCTTGTCAAGCAATACTGGATTCGCTAATACCCAATTGTAGATTGGTTTGCCGTAGGCGATATCTTTCCACCATTCTTGACCACAATCCCTACATTCCCTATATCCATCGCCTACTAAATTTTTATTGACAAAATCACTATTTCCACACTCAGGGCAAGCGGTGGCTTTTGGAGCATGCTCCGCCCAAATACTACCATGGTTGATTACACAGTCTACAATATCGACTTTGCCTATAATGGCGGATTTCGGGTAGGATAAGTGTCGGCTGTCTAATTGCAAAAAATCATCAAATACAATTTGATCGATCTGATCATGTGTTAGATTCAATGTGAGATTATTGAATGATGGCTTGCCACTGGCATGAATGTAAATTGTACCACGGTACTTAGTTGCCCAGGTTCGATTCTCAATATCCTTTATACCAAGAGCAATAAGGCTTGCCCATGGTTGTTTTATGCTTAATGTTTTCATTATTTATGAATTGGAGGTTTTGGAATAGTTATAGATTGCCAATGAGTGTATCCATTTTGAACAAACATTGATTTTAATACTTCTGGACCTGCCTTGAGAATTTCATAGATTTCAATAATGACACATTTTTTTTCTTTTGACATCAGATAAAACCCATTGATAGTTGGAAGTTCCTTATCTATGGAGATCCAGCCGTTATTTTGCTCGATACCGCGTAATCCCTTGGGACGACTACCACCAACCAGTTTTCCAGGTTTGATAGGTGTTGCCGCCGATATAAAATCCCACTCAGCGAACTCTTCGTCTGTTAAGGAGAAGGAGTCTCCTACAAAAACTCCTTCTGGATTAATGAACTCCTTTAAATCGTCGTAGCGAGGTCCATATATATCTTGAATAACTTCTAATTTCGTTTTCATTATTTCGACTCATTAATGCGAACAACACCTTTAAACATATCCCGGATCTCCTCATAAGTTGCCCCAGTCATTTCAGCAATAGAACGAATAATCTTGTTGCGTTTGGATCTGGAAAGAGTGATGCTCTTGAAGTTGTTATTTTCCTCTTCCAAATGGGTGATATAACGCTTTTGGTTGTAGATCTTGGTGGAGAGCTTTTCATTCTCCTTTTTTTGTTCTCTAAGCTCATGGTGCTTATTGAATTCAACGCGAATAGATTCGCCGAACTCCTTGTTCATTGCAACATTGAAAAGCTTCACAGCATGCTCGAATCCGGATTTATAATCGATACTGAACTCTGGTTCGTTTAGAGTTTTGCCTGCCGATTCAATTCTGTTGTGGATCCTGAGTAATTTTTGATAGTTATGCATGGTTTATAATTGTTTAAATGAATAATTGACCTTTTACTTTCGCATCTTTTTGGAGAGCGAGAACTGTTCTAAAGAAGTTTGTAGCTTCCTGTTCAGACAAAAACCTCCTACTTCCAAATCTTCCAGAAATTGAGTAATCGATTCTCTTAGGGTCACTCTGATCAATGCAAATTGTTTGCATCACAAGCCACTTATATAGGTCCTTAGTATCTCTATTTTGCAATAGAACATACTTCTGGTCTGCGAAAACCCATCCAAGAGAAAGAATATTTTCTTCCAGATCTCGGTCAATATTTAAGATCGCTAGGTCTATTTTTCGTATCTGGTTAAATATCGATTTCGTTATTTTAACCTTTTTAATTTCAACTAACATAGCTATAAGATTAAAAAAGCCCTTACTAGGAATCCCCAGCGTCTCACTTCCGGTTCATCCCAATAAGGGCTATAATTTCTTTGAATTGCGCTAAAGTGAGACGTCGCAATTGACTAACACTCCAAAAGTAAAAACTTATTTTAACTTATCCAAATGGATAAGTTAAAAATATGAAAAATATTAATAATCGTATCTTGACCAATAAGTCTCTACGTCTTTTTCATCCAGTTCAATAGGGCACTGAGAAGCATACAGATTGAATATGAAGTGATCAAATGGACCATGCATAGAAGAGGCTCGCAAATCACCGCGCTGTGGCTTCCACCCTTTGATTTCAAACATCCACATGTGTCCATCCTTTTTATCAATAGATATCTGATATTCACAAGAGTACCGTTCTTTTGATGACTCTTTGTCAAAACCGATATAAATAGAACCATAGTTTCCATATTCAACATGAAATGAAATTTCTACCTCATCATCATCCGAAGAATCCCATTCGCATTCTCTGTACTTCGCAATAATCTCCGAAAGTTTATATGTTCGCTTTTCAAATGGCGCAATAATTTGATTAAGGGTTTCTTCAAGTGGTTTGGAAATATGTTCCAAAGTAGCTTCTCGAAGCTTTTGCTTAACGATGTCGGTAACTATCTGCTGATAACCAAGCGTTGAAACAGTACTTAAGTCAATTTGCAGTACCGATTGCACAATCTCTTTTAGATTTTTACCAAAATCCGAGTACTCTCTTAGCGCGTCATGGAAAAGACTTTCAATCGTTTTTTCTACATTTTTGGCAACTATTTCTTGAATTTTGCCAGATTCTACAATATTATTAAGTGCGAGCTGCACCTGATCCTGTATATTCATAATATTTATTTTTAAAATGGTGTATCGTTAAAATTTTCAATAATTAATCCTTTTGTCGCAATAGTTACGGTTTTCAAGGTACGCTCCTCAATGATCTTCTTAAACAACCGGGAATCGCTATTGCGGTCTGATAAGTGGATCAAAACGATATTGTTTACTTTCGTTAGATCGTTCGCTTTCAATGTCTTGATCGCCGTTTCAACACTCATGTGTGACTTCAATACCCGGTTTCGCAAGAATGATTGATCACGCAACTTATCGTCAATGATGTTTTGAGAATAATTAGCTTCGATTAGCACATTCGTAAGCCCAGGAAACTTATAGTCACAATATATTGTATCGGTAAGGAATAATGTCGTTCCCATTTCTGGGTGACGTATTAAGAATCCCAACGGCTCATTTACATCGTGATGCACATCAAAGCCCATAATATCGAACTGACCTACTGAAAACTTCTCACCTTTTTTGATCGGTTTCAAACGGTAACTTTGAAATTTAAAAGCTTCTATCGTACCAGCAGATGCATAAATATCTAAACCATACTTTGCGGCGTTCTCGGCGCCTTTGCAATGGTCCCCATGTTCATGAGTCACCAAACATCCTACGACATTAGACAAATCGAAATTGAGTGCTTTCTTCACATCATCGAACTTGACACCTAATTCGACAATGAGAGTTTTCCCCTCATTGTCGGTAAATAGGTAGCAATTACCTTCACTATTGCTATTGATAATGTGTAATCTCATTAGAACCCAATTGCAACCGGTCCATCATCTTGTGGATTCTCATTTGGCTGAATGGCGCTCACTGGAGGATTGGACGGAATAGGTTCAGGCTTCTTTTCTTCCGTGTGAGGAATATCAATCACTTGAGCGTCCGAAAATCCCAGTTCCTGCTTGTTCGCATTATTGGCAATTTCAGATTTAACCTGGAGCAAAGTTTGGTCACTTCCATTAAGGGAAAGAGATTCAGCCTGCATCATTTTGACTAAGTGATCATCAATTTTCTCACTATCAATAGTAATTGAATTGTATGCAGCTCTCTTAAGCATCTTCTCAACCATTTCTTCATACCATCCGTCAATCTGCTCAACTTCATCCGAATTCCATTTCTTCTTTTCGCCACCCCAAAACTCTGGAGATGCATTTTTAGGAATCCGCTTGTTGATATCCTTCATCGTCATCACTTTCAATCGATTCTTTTCAGGGTTACTGCGGAAAACGTGATAATAGAACCCACCGATAACCTCACCTCGATCAAAATCATTGACAATATCAAACGTGTATGATTCAACTTGGTTATCCTTATTTTTTTTATGAGATTTAAATACATCATTAGAGTATACCAACTCGACAATTACGTCATCTGGAACCTCAAAACCGTATTTAACAGCTTTGATTTTCATTCCTTCATAACCGATTATAAAGCCGATATCAAATTGGTTAGTCTTCTTATTTTTGTAAGGGATCAGGTTGATATGGTTATCTTGTAGTGGGTCAAGACCAATACTGGAATACGCTACGACGTCCAATGCTAATTGGGACATGTTTACGTTTCTCCAGATAAACTCAAGCGGATCTCGATACTGTTCAGACTTGCTAATTCTTTTAACTTCATTTTCTTTTAATGTCATATCCAGTTTAATGAAGTAATTTTGGATAAGCTTCCTTTGAAAATTAGTAAGTTGCACATCTCCTGCGTTTGTAGTAAATTCTTTCATTACTGCCTGGGTGAATCTTTCGGATTGAGTTGGTTGTGCTATGGCTACTTCTGAATTACTATTTGTTGTCGCCGGTGTTTGATTGTTGTTTGACATCATTATTTTCTTTAATTGTTTTGTAAATACAGTGTTTTAATTGTTTGGCAGGCCTTGGCATTTTTGATTTATTGCACCACATTAATACTCCATCGTCATTTAATTTATAAATGCACTCCTCACATGATACCAGCCCAAATGATTGAAGTGGTGCAGAAATCTTTTTAGCCATTATGCAGCACGTTCGCTTAATTTTCGATCAATAAATGCATCGAAAGAATTTCCAGTCTCTTCTTTATATTTCTCGAATTCGGCAAGGAACTCAGGGCTATACAGAGGTATCCCAACATTTAATTTTGAGAATGGGGAAACAATAAGATTTACAACTTGAGCAGCTGTTTCAGGAATAACCGAAATAGATTCTCTATTGTCCAGGAATACCGGAGCTGTTACCTTGTAATGAGCTGAAAGTGTATTGATGATATCAATTCCCACCAAGATCTTACCAGCAGTATTTAAGTCAGAGAACGGCACACCATTGAACGTAGCTTTACAAGTTGGCTCTTCACCACCATTATTTAGCTTGCTGAATAAAGTAAATTTAACATACTTGAACAGGCCATTAACACGGGCTTCCAATTCTTCAGCTTTGGCTTTTTCGTATTTCTCGGCAGAAAACTCCAGTTTTTCAAGGTCGGCCAATTGTTGGGACCACCCACGTTCTTGTTCCATTAACTCTTGGATACGGGAATTAGCGCGATCAATTTGATCACCAATCGTTAATTGGCGTTTTAGTGAGTCTATATCTGCGTTGACAGTAGCTTTTTGAACTCGTAGGTCGCCCAAATCAACATTTTCCGGCTTTTCGAATTCTTCACTTTCAAGTGTAGAAATTTTTCCAATTATATTTTGATAGAGTTGATCCTTTGAAAGACGACTTTCAACACTTTCTACAGGTGTTGATGTGGTACCTGAAAAAGCTTCCAATGTAGACTTGGCATCGGCTAAAGAATTTTGAATAGTTGCTATAGAAGCATTTAAAGCTTTTTTAGTTAACTCAAATTGATCGATTGCAGTCCTGCCCTCTTCATCTCTTCGATCTAAATCTTTTTTCAACCCTTGCCCCTGCAGATTGATACTTTCAAGTTCATTTTTCTTGCGTAATACAAAAGCAGCCTTTACCTCTTCGAGCTTTGTAGGATCAAACTCTCTACCACAGCCTGCGCAACAAGTATCGTTTTCATTAAGCTCCCGACCATTCACCGACTTGAATAATTCGCGCAAAGAATCCATTCGTGATCCAATATCCTCTTTATCTTTCTCAAGTCTTTTTAGATGATCAAAGTGGGTTTTAACCAGTGAGTCTATTTGTTGAGTTTGAACAGAAAGCTGTGATTCAAGAGTTGTCACTCGTGACTTCGCTTCATTGATGCCAGACTGACTGTTGTTCAGTTCAGAATTATAAGCTGCCTTGTGATTAGCTTCAATGTTTTGCTTCTCAATCTTAGCTTGGTGAATAGCATTTTGGTTATCAAGAATAGCTTTGTTGATTTGAGCATTTGCAGCATTGTAAGCTTCATTCCGGTCCGTAATTTGTTGATCCAATAGATCGTATTTCGATTGCAATTCGGCAATACGCTCATTGATACCTTCCTCGTTAACCAATTCAGGCTTTGAGCGCTCAAGCTCGTCAATACGCCCAGGTATTTGCTCAATATTATCCTTAAGCAATCTTTTGTCGGATGCAACTTTAGCCTTGAACTCCTTCAATGACTTTCCAGCAAGATTTTCTAAAAGAACCTTCAGTTCTGGATACTTTGCAGAAAGGAAATCGTCTGTAATTTCTCCAACAATGCTAGATAATGATGTGCGTTGATCCTGCCACGGCATCGAATTAAAATAAAGTGGATTTGTAATTAACTTGAAGACCTTCTCGTCCAATAGACCATTTACCTTAGCTTGAAACTCTCCGGCTTGTAATGGCACTTCGTTCCAGTAATAAAGGTGTTCGTTTCCTGTAAACTCGGCTATAGCTTCCCCTCTCTTTTTGGTCCACTTCTCACGATGTATGTGGCGGATACTAATTTCTTCACCATCAACTACAATGATAGCGGAGACTTCATTTTCCAATTTGTCTGTCTTTTGGCCTTCCAGATCTAGGGGTTTAATATTAAAGTCCTTGCGATCGTTAGAGTCTTTTCCGAAAAGCAGCCATAAGAAAGCATCAAAGATTGTTGTTTTGCCAGTAGCGTTGGCACCGAAGATGTTAGTCACCTCTGAGAAATCAATTTTGAAGTTCTTAACTCCCTTAAAATTGATGATAGAAATTGTTTTGATTAGGATATTCATTTGAATAGATTTATTTTGTTAAAAGATTAATTAATTGCTCCAGTTTTTGATCGTTATCGATTTTTGGAAGTCCGATATATTGGCCTTTGGTCGTTATTTCTACAGTTTGCAGATTCGTAATTTCAATTGCGAAATCTTCATTCTCTAACTTGTGATCAACCACCCTTACCTCTTCATCATTCCACTCATGCCTAGAAAATCCTAGATTTTTAAGCGTTCCTTCTAAAAAGCTCATGGTTATTTTCCTCTTGTGTGTACGTATGTAGCTAAATTTGCACTCGCTGCAATAGCGTTAAGTTGGGTTACATCAATACCAGCCTCGGTAACTATAAGGACCTTCTCCTGTATCCATCTATCAACTTTTCTGCGACTTCCAATCCTTCGATATGCTTCTTGATTGGAAATGAACTGTGGCATTTTCCCTACGGAGATTAATGCTTTAGTCGCGCCCATCTCTGCCGATTCCTGCAGTAGGGAAATCAACTCGGGTTCAACGACGCTAATTGTCTTGAAACGGTTCATTTTTTACTCCTTTCGTTATCAGTTCAGCCTTCACTTCAATAAATCCAGCGATTGCATTTACGATAGTGCTATATTTCATATAAGGCTTAGAAAGCTTCATCTTGCGGCCAGCCGCTTCTCGTACAGCTTTAATATGTTGAAGATGAAATCTCTTCACATCTCCATCCGACATTTCCTCAATGTGATCAGTTACTGTTGGCTGTTTGTCTATTTTGATTATCGTATGTAATTCCATTATTTATTTTTTATTTGGTTTGTAAAGAGTAATTCCTTTTTCGGCGGCAAAAAGAGCTAAATTCAATTTGTCTGATTCACCAGTCTTCTCGCGAATGTTTTGTAAGTGTGTTGAAATTGTCTCCGGCGATCGATTCAATTTATCGGCAATTGCCTTATCGGGAAGTCGGACATATTTGAGAACTTCTAGCTCTGCTTTTGTCAGAAAGCCATTTTGAACTTTTATTGAGTCGCAAAGCTTCCCTTCAAATGGACATTTACCTCTTAAGCCACACTCATAATATTCTGATCTATGTACATTGCCATGTTCATCGACATCGGGAGTATCATCAAGACCTCCGAAATTGCATAGGATGTATCTATAAATTCTATCCTCATCCCGTAAATTCGGCCACTTAACTAACTGTGCGAGTTTTTTTGGATTATCTAACATGTCCTTTTCAACGATCGCTATTACATTTTCAGGAAAATGTGGCCATCTATATTGCCGCATATCATGACTGCAGTAAAGAATTCGTGTATCCAGATCTTCAAAAAACTCGACTCCCTTATCAATCATACCCGCATATATTCTTTGCTTTTTCATTATGGTACTATTTTGGGATTGTCTGTTTTAAACTATTGTATTACCTTTGTTTTGTTCGTATGGTACAAATGTAAACATTATATTTACAGTGTCAATATGTAATTTACTTACATTTCAAAAATCTATTGTATATGCCTGATTATAAGGGAGAAAAATTTCAACAATTTTTAAAACTTAAGGCTATCGGTGCAGCCAAAGCGGGTGAGATCCTGGGGGTAAGCAGACAAACTGTCTACCAATATTTCAAATCTCAGTCGCTTGAAAGGGAAACTGTAAATAATATACTTACAAAATTCTCTACAACCGAGGAGGAAGTTTTTGGAACAGCCTCAAAACATCTACCTATTTCAAACGCGAAGGATATTGGGAATCCTGAGATTTATGATGAAGACGGTGATCAAAAATTCACTGAAATTTCTCCAGGCAGGTACCGGATGGGAACGGAACTTGTGCCTGTATATGCTCAGGCAGGATATTTAACTGGATACGCGGATAAAGAATTTATTGAAGAATTGCCAAAACATTATATAACCGTTGATAAGTACGTGAGGGGGAAGTACAGATCATTTGAAATAAGTGGACACAGTATGGACAATGGCGATGTCAAAGAAGCGATGCCTGATGGCACCATTGCTACTGGAAGAGAAGTAAAAAGGGATTTATGGCAAAGCAAACTGCATAATCACCAATGGCCAAATTGGATATTTGTCCATAGAACAGAAGGGATTGTCGCAAAACAGATAGCTCATCAAGATTTAGAGACAGGACAACTCGTTCTTCGATCTTTGAACCCTGATAAGGATAAGTATCCAGATTTAATAGTTTACATGGACGAACTGGAGCAAATCTATAATGTTGTAAAAAGAGAGATGCAATAATATGGCTTATAATGCCGATTACTCCCCTGCGGAACTCAACGTGTTCAACGTTGTAAGGAGACACCTTAATGAGAGTATGCTACAAAAGAACGGTGTGTTAATCGGCGGTATTCATATTAAACCAAAGCCAAGTACAGCCCGTTTAAAAATTGTGGAGCTAAACAGTTTTGGATCAAATAGAGCCAGATTACTGAGTAAAATTGCAATGTTCATAAACATTAATTACCAGGACGACGATAAAATGCTGGTAGAAGAAGTTACAGATTATATCAAAGATCTTTTTGATCAATCATTCATAAGTAACATATACTTCAAATCTACTCTAAGGCAGGTATATCGTAGCTCTCCCTACCTTTGGCTCGGAAACAATTGTTTCGAAGTTTTACATAAAAATCTAAACAATAAAATAAAGATATATGGCTACACAGACTGAAAGTAATACAAGTGCGAGTTTGATCGGTCAGAGATTCAAACAATTCAGAAAAGAAAAAGGAATCACCCAAGAAGACCTAAAAGAGGTCGGTAATGCCGTTGTAATGTCTCGTATAGAGAACGGACACCGTTTTCCAAACACAGAGATACTTATGTATATGGCCAATAAATATAAAATGGATATAAATTGGCTTTTAACAGGACAAACTTCGAAAAAAGAAGCTTCTGTAAATTCTGAAATCCTTGCTCGCCTTGGATTAGCCGAAGTAAGAATTTCAGAACTTGAAAAGGCTTCTGGGATAAAAGGTAACTCCTAG